TGATCCGAGGAGCGGGCGCAAAGAGCACGTCGCTTGGGTCTCGCCGTCCAGCAGCGGGAAAGTGACTTGCTTTAGCGCTCGGGTGCCTTTCGCGATCTGGGAGAACTTGGCCACTTGGCCTCCAGGTATTGTTTCATCCGACGAGCTTCGGTGCTTCCGTGTTGATGAGCGTGAGCGCCATGGTCGTCTCGCCGGACTTCGACGTGGACTTGACCGACGCTTTCGTTGCCTGCACGCCACACGAGAAGAGCTTGGTTCCGAACAGGAAGGACACCGTGGCCGTCTTGACGTTGATGACGTCTGACGTCATGCCAGCCGCGTCGGTGTCGTCGTTCGTGAACACGAAGTCGCCCGTGACCTGTACGGTCGCAACGCCCTGCGCGATCGCGATGACCTTGCCGTCGCCGATCATCTGCGTCGCGTTGTTGTCGATGTCGACGTTCGAATTCTGGGCGGCTTCGATGCGCTTCAAGTTGTAAATGAACGACATGAAGGTCGTCGTGCTTGCCATGACTGTGCCTTTCGGAGCCGGGGGCTTCCGTCGTTCTTGAGCGAGTCCGTTTCAGCGAGCGCGTTACGCGTTCAACTGGCTTACGAGCACTCCAACCTGGTGGTTGATAGGAGTAGGAACCACCGGCGCTGCCGTGAGGATGTGCGGGGTCGGCCCGCTATCGTCGAACGCCGAGACGGGCAGGTTGAGTGCCGTCTCCGTGAGGATGGTTTGGTCCTCGAGCTGCGACAGGATGACCGACACGCGGTCATTCCAGGACTTGGGCGTGGCAACGCCAGCCGGTCGCGGCTTCTCGCCCGCCGCCGTGTTGGGGTTGTCTGCAACCTTCGGGTTGGCGCGGACGAAGCTCGTCGTCCACTCGAGATTCAGCACGTCGCGCACGTAGTCCGGGACGACGGACTGCGCCGTGTCGAGCGTGCGGTAGTCCGGATTGGACCCGTTGAGGCTGTGCGTCGTGACAGCACGCACGACCGAAACCGTGCCGTCGCTGTTCGTGAGCAGCGGCGTGACGCCTTCGCCGAGCGCCGTCTCCTGGGTGCCACTCGTCGCCACGTCTCCCGGTGCTGCCTGAGGCGCAATGCCCGCGAGGACCACGCCGTCGTAGCCGCTGCCCGGATCGGTCTGCTCCTTGAACGTGCGTAGCGCCGCCATGGCCGCGCTGATCTCGCTCGAGTGAGACTCCGAGTTGAGGAGCCAGCACGCCTGGAAGCGCTCGTTATTGAGCGTCGTCGTCGCGATGGTTGCCAAGGAAGACAGCGCGATGTTCGTCGAGAACACCGCGTGCTCCATGCGGCCCTCGGTCGACGCGGCCTTGTTGTTGAGCTGCGTCTTCCAGGCGGCCAGAGACGTCGCGTCGTTCTGCGCGATCGCGATGCGGTGGTAACGCCCGGGGAAGAGCGTGGCCAGCAAGGTGGTCATCGTCTCGGCGACGGTGCCGTTGTGGAACAGCACGCCACCACCCGTGACCGAGGAGCCGCCTGCCACCGCCGCGGTGAGGCCCGACGGCGCCGCCGTGAGGTCCTTGAACAGGACGTATTCGTTGCCGCGGATGCCGACTTGCTTGACCGTCAGCGTAACGACGCTAGCGACGTCGGCAGCCGTGACCGGCGCAGTCGTGTCCGCGTTGATTGACGCCGCGAGGGCAACGCCCACGTTGTCCGTAGTGTCGTTCGCTGCGACGGGCGCCGTGTAGAGTTTGCCGCCGACACGAACGCCCACCGTGCCAGCAACGGTCCACGAGCCGCCGATGGTCACCGTTGCAGTCGCAGCGACGCCGCCGCCGCTCGTGGGCGTGGCAATCCTGAGCTGGACGCCTGGCACCTTGAGGGCCTGGTAGCCCATGCGCGCGAGCTCGGAGCCGGCGCCTGCGTACGTGTTGAGCGTCGTCTGGTCCGAGACGCTGAGCACGTCCACGTCCGCCACCATCGTCCCTGCCGACGACTTGAGGCCGACGAGCAGACAGATGAGCGGAATCGACCCAATCGAGATCGGACCCGCGCCGAAGACGGTCTGCCCGAAGAACCCGGGCCGCTTGGTCGACGCGGAGAATCCAGCGATGATGATGGGCATGTCAGGTCCCCTTGGCCGACGCGACCCGCGCGCTCGACGGAGGTGCCGCGACCTGCGCGGCTGCTTTCGGTTCGGCCTTCGGTTCAGCCTTCGAGGCCGGAGGCGCGTGCAGCGACCCGCTCTCCTTCTCGTAGGCGACGAACTCGGGCTCCTCGCCGTAGGCGGCTTGCCACTTCGCAACGGCCTCTTTGCGGGCCGCCTCGAGCGCCTGTTCCAGCGGGAGCACTTCGAGCTTCTGTTCCCCGAGACTCCCGCGCCGCGCGGTGTGCTGGTTGGCCGGGAAGAGGTGCCCGGCGCGAAGGGCCGCGCGGTGGTCGCGCGTGTCGTCGATCTCGACCTCGGCGCCGGAGAACTCGAACCAGTTGTCCTGGTCCGAGACTTCCTCGACGCCCTTGATCATCTGCGACGCGTTGATGCGCACGCATAGCTTCGCCCCGACCCAGCGGCGGATGCGGCGGTCGCCGTCCTCGCGGACAGCGCCGCACGGCATGCCGTTGTGGTCGAGTTGGAAATAGGGGTTGGCGAACACCACGAGTCGACGCGGCGGGCGAGGTGCGGGCATGTTGACCTGTGGGGTTGGAGCTACGGAATGAACGACTCGATGACCGAGCCATCGGAGCGCAGTAGCGAGGCCGTCAGAGAGGCGTCTGCGTCGTCGCTGATGTCGCGAACGCGCTGCTCACGAACGACGTAGGAGAACTCAATGGCCGGGTAGGCCATCGGCTTCGCGCCCTCGCGTTGGATCTTGAGGTAGCGCCAGGCCGCTTGCTTCAGCGGCCAGATGAGCATGGCGCCGAGAGCCGGCAGTAGGAGCGTCCCACGGCCGGCGAAGGCGCCAGTGCCAACGGTGATGGTTCCAGCGGTGCCCGTCTGTGCGTCGATTGCGACGCTGGTTACGGCGGTGTATCCGTTGGCTGACGCAAACGTCTCGGCGCCCGTCAGGATGACGAAGACTTCGCTCTGCGCGAAGCCGAGAACGTCGAGGCCCGACAGCGTGATGGTCGAGCCGACGGTGAAGCTGCCGGCCGTGCCGCCGAGCGCGATTGTGATGCCGCGCGAGGGACCGATGACCGCCGGTCCGATGCTGCCGTCGAGGCCAGCACCCGCGTAGGTGTGCTGCGACGTCAGCGTCGCCTTCGTGAGCAGGATGCTGCTCGGAAGCGCGGCGACGTCTAGCGCCTTCGGGTCCGTGTCGAGCGGCTTCTGATACGCCGGGTGGCGCGTCAGGTAGACGGCCTCGTCCACGACCTTCGCCAGGCCGTTGATGATCGGCTTATATGGCCCCGAGCGCGCTTGCGGTTGCTCAGGCGGAACCCAGAGGAAGGTCCACGCGTCTTCCGTGACGCGGAAGCCGTCGGAGTAGTCGTAGCCGGCGACGTTCGGCCTGCGGTAGCCGTAGAGCGCGCCGCCCTTGCGGTCGTTGAAGAAGCCGCCGCCAGCATCTTCCGGGTTGTACGGGAAGACGAAGCCGATGGGGTCTTGAGCCGGAGCGCGCTTGTGCCACGCGTCCGCTAGCTCGGCGTTCACGACCGCCTTGAGGAAGGCGAGCATGACGTCGAGACCGGGGTCGGAGACCGCGGAGAGCGCGGCGACGTTCGGGTCGGGGCCGTCGGTTGGCGCGAGGACCGGCAGCTCAATCGCGCCGTACGTGTCGGCCATTGGCTCAGCCCTTCAGGCGCGCCTGAATGTCACCGACGACCTTGCTCTCAATCGTCGCCGTCGCAATCTCTTTCGCGTGCTCCGCCGCCGGCTGCATGAACGGCTGCGCCGAGGTGCCGGGGTGCTGCACGCGCTGGGCGAAGCGGTCTTGACCACCTGAGACCCAGTGGAGCGTCTTGGCGTTGGTCGCCACGATCTCGTGGGCTGCGGTGGCCTCTTCCACGAAGCTCGCGTAGTCGGCCGTCGCAACCAGCGCGTCGCCCTCGTGGGCGATTGACGCCGTGAGGTTGCCCGTCTGGTCCTTGTAGGGGTGCTGCGCGCGAGCGAAGCTTGCGCCCGCGTCCAGGCCCGTCGAGATGGCCTCGGCGGTGCCGGTCTCGAGGATGCTGTCGGCGTCCGACATGGCGGCCTGGAGCTCGGAGAGGTCCCAGTCGACGGAGAAGGACATCAGTAGTCCCCGCCCGCGTAGCTGCCGTCCGGATTGGTCCACATGAGCGGCGACGGGTCGTAGAGCGCGCCGCCGACGTTCTTCGGCTTGTCGTCCGGATTGTCCGGCAGCATCTGGATCGCGTCCTGGATTCGCTGCACCAGGTCATCCGCCCGCTTTATGCGTTCGGGTGCCTGGGCGGAGCGCACCACTTCGGGGTGCCGCTCGTACGAGTAGCCAACGGCGTACTCGAGCGCGGCGCGCCGAATGAGCCGGTCAGAGCCTACGAGTTGCGAGACGTCGTATTCCGTCGTGAGACGGCTATCGACTTGGCCCTCGGCATTCTCGAGGATGAGTAGGACCTGCGAGCTCGCCTTGACGGCGGCTAGGTCGTTCGTGTTGTTGTCGTCGAAAATCTCGAGGAGGACTTTCGGCGACAGCGCGTCCGCGAGGTCGTCCGCCGTGATGTACTTCGGCGAGTACGGCATGGCGAAGCGCCTTGCTTACGCGGCTCGGATAGAACCGCGCTTCAGGAGGTAGGCGGCCTCGGCGTCCGTGAGCTGCACGGTCGTGCCGGGGCGGTGATGAAGGCACCGCGAGTCGAGGATCTTGGTCTTGTCCTCGTGGTCGGGGTGCGGCGAGGTGATGCCGTGCACGCAGACGTACGCCTTCTTGTTGCTCTGACCGGGCTGTTGATTCGACATGGGTTGCTCCAGAATTAGACGATGACGCCGCTGATGAAACCGCCGACGATGTTGCCGGTCATGGTCTCGGAGTCATTGACCGTCGCGACGACCCAATTGCCGCCACGACCGCCGCGCTTGGGGTCGTAGAAGGACCGGACGACCCAACCCTGGAAGATCGTTCCCTCACTCGTCGGCGTAATGGCACCGGGGACGGCACCCTGGACACCCGACCAACGGAACGTTTTCGCCGTCGCGATCGACTCCTGGTCCGCGGGTGCGCCCATCGTCTCCGTCAGGAAGACAACCGAGTCGCCCCACACGTAGTCGTACGTGCCGGAGGTCGTCTTGCCCTTCATGTCGGACACGTAGATGTTGCCCGGCAGCGAGAGAATCGCCGTGCCGCCACCGATCTGCTCCGGCTTGAAGACGCCGGGCACGTCGCTCTTGAACTGAACGAACTTCTGCACCTGGCTATTGCGCGAGAAGGCGTTCCAGACGCGGCGATTCATGCCCCAGCCGGTGACCTTCTGGAGCGAGTGCTCCTGAATGTAGTTGACGTTGGCGATGGGGTCCGAGCTTGCGCCGCCGTTCCAGTTCTGCCCCGCGCCGAGCGCGAGCACGACGCTCGAGTCCCAGTTGCCCGAGGTCTGGAGCAGCGCGGCCACGCGGTCCTCACGAAGGAGCTTGTGGCCCATCATGATGCGCGACATCGCCTTCATCATGGGACGCAGCACGCCGTCGGCGTTCGCTTCGACCTCCGTCGGCACGAAGCTCGCGAGCACGTATTGCGTGGTCGTGAACTGCGTGGACGAGAGCTTCGTGCTAACCTCGGGGAGCTCACCGCCGGGGCCCGCGACGGCACTCTGCGGCCGCTGGAAGGCGTTGTCCTTGTCCCAGGTCGGGAAGTAGTCGCTCGCCTTCGGCACGACGACCGCCGGAGCCATCTGGTCCGCGATCGCGTCCTGAAGCTTGTAGCCCGCCGCGTACATCGGCAGCGTCGTCGGAACGTGGACGTCCGTCGGCGAGAGGTCCATCTTGACGAGCTGTCCCGTCGACTGGTCCACGAGCGTGATCGTGTGATTGTGGAGGTCGATCGAACCGGTCGTCGGACGGCCGTCGGGACCAACAATAGTTCCGAGAGACATGGTGCTTTCTCCGAGCGCGCACAAGCAAAAGGCGCCCAGTGGACGCCCTTTCTCGCTCGCGCGATAGAATGTGGTGTGTGCGCTCTTTGAGGGAGGGTTACGCGTTCTTTGCGATCGCGATGTTGAACTGGCAGGGGTCGCCGCTAAGGGCCTCGCTCATGGCGAGCCCGATCTGGTAGTGACCGGTCGTCTGGTCGAGCACCTTGCCGGCGCTGTCCGTCATCAGCACGTCGCCGACGTGGATCGTGCCGCTCGCGATCGCCCAGGTCTCGCCGAGGGTCTGAATCTGACCCTGCTGACCGGCTTTGATGATCTGCATCGTGACGCCGATCGGGCCGACGTCACTCGACGTGATCACGACCCCCATGGGAGCGGACGTGCTTCCGGTGTTGCCGGTGTCTGCCTTGACGCAGAGGCCTTCAGCGATGTCAGAGACACCATAGTTCTTGACGGTTTTCGTTCCACCGATGACGGTGTTGCGCGTGGGCTGGTTGTTGTTAGCCATGACAATACTGTCCCTTCGCGTTCCTCAAAGAGGCCGCGTGTGCGTTGTTTGAGGACGGGCGCTAGGGCCGCGTCTGCGAACTTCAGGCAGCGCGGCGAGCCGCAAGGGCCTTCTGGATCTGCTTCTCGGCCGTGAGGCACGCCTGCTCGAGAGGCATGCCGTCGCGCATGAGTTTCGGAACGAGCTCCTCTGCCGTGGGAATGTCGACGGGTGCGCCAATAGGACCGGAACCCGACGGGGGGTTGTGCGGCGAGGCCGGGGGCGGCGGAGGCGCGACGTCGCGGAGCAGGTAGCGCTCACGCGGCGAGACGCGCGGGTAGAGCTTGTCGAACTCTTCCGGCTTCGTCTCCAGGTAGACGCGCATCATGTCTTTGGACGCGTCCGTGAGCTTGTGCGAGTCCTTGTAGGTCTCGAACGCCTCGGCAACGCGCGTGTCGCGGTCGGACATGAGGCGCTTCTCGTGTGCCTCCTTGAGGGCCTTGACGTCGGCGGCCAGGGTCTCGTTCTTCGCCTCGGCGGCGCCCAGTTTGAGGGCAAGCTCGGCGTTCTTCGCCTCGAGGTCCTTGATGCGCGTGTCGTTCATGTTGATCGCCTGAGTGGTCGCGTCGGACATGGCAGTCGTCTCCGGGGTGGTATCCGCCATGTCGGCGGCATCGTCGTCGCCAGCAACGGCACCAAGGCCGTCATGACGCTCGAGAACATGTTGTGCGATGGCGGCGTCGATCATCTCTTCGACGCAATCGAGTAGGTCTTGCAGCGTGCCGCTCGGGCCCATGCCCATGAGCGACATGAGCGAATCGGTGTAATCACCGAGTCCAACACCCTGGACGCTGGCCCGCGGGTCGTCGGTGAGGTCATAGAGGGCGCGAAGGCGCCCGAGCTCGGCCTTACACTCCGTAGGCGACGCCAGCGGGCTCATCTTGAGCGCCGACCGCATCGCGGGGAGCATGTCGTCGAAGCGGTAGAGTGCCGTCTTCTTCGGAGCGTCCTTCGCGGCGAGTGGCGCTAGGGATCGGAGGAAGGGGCGGTTCGTAGCGGCGACCGAAGTGAGTCGCGCACCGATGGGTTGCCCCGTAATAGGGTGGCGCGCGTTGAAGCGAATGGCCGGGCTCACGCTCGTGTATTTCCCTTCGCGGATATACGAGCGCAGCGGTTCGAACCACTGAACGAGTGCCCAAAGGCCCTCGCCTCCGCGGTTGTCCAATTCGAGGATGCGGCCCTGCGCTGGTGCCCCGTTGACGGCGATGTTGCCGTTCGCAGGGTCTTCCTCCGAAGCGTGCTCAAAGTCGAAGAAGACCTTCTTGCCGTCGACCTCGCTGAAGTTCCGAACGATGTCGGTGAACACCTTCGCGTTGAGGTCGAATGGCCCCGCGGGGTGGCCCTCGAAGTGACCGCACTTGGCGATCTGTACCCAAACCGGGTCGGGCTTGTCGGCGGGGCCGGCGGCGTCGGCGGTCAGTGGCAGGAAGTCGCGACAGAGGCGCTCGCTGCCGTCGTCACCCGCATGCATGATGTCGATGGTGTGCCCACCCGGGAATCCAAGACGCATCGACAATCCCTTGCGCTTCGTCTTGAGGCCACCGACGTTGCCGGGCTGGTGCACGTCGTCAACTCCGAGGTCCAGCTGGGCTTGCTTCGGCATGTTGTATTGCGACTCGATGCCGAACTTCTTGGCAGCGCGCGCAATCGCCTTCTTCGCCGCCGCGTACTCCGTATCGGAAACGCTGCCGGCCTTTTTCGCCTGCTCGAGTCGAGCAGCGGCGTTGCGGGTTCGCGCCGCCGTGTCGATGGGGTAAGCGCGCTTGGCCGGCAGGGCAAATTGGCCCTCCGGCAGGTCCTTGCGCTTCTCCGCCGAGATCATCTCAACGGTGAAACCGTCGAGGTCGGCTCCCGTTAGCTCGGTCATGATGGTGTCTTTCGCGTGGGCAGCTACGGGAGGGCCACGAACTCGATCCAGGCTCCGCAGAGCAGCACGTCATCCGTGCCGAGAAGGCCATTCGTCGGCTTGACGCTGATAGAGATGCGTCCAGGCGCAGCGGTGAAGGTCTTGGCCGGGATGGTCATCGTGAGTCGCGAACACGTCTTCGCCGTTGCCGTGGGCGACGCGATGGCCGAGGTCGAACCCGAGAAGGTGGGGCCGGCGTCTTCGAGACTGCCAGGCACCTGCTCGAACATGGTTACCGTGAACGGCGACGTGTCGGCAGCCGTCGCGCCCGACTTGCTGACCATGAGGACCAGCGTCGAGGCCTGCGACGTGTCGAACGACAGAGGCAAGTCGCGCTCGGACCACACGGCCACCTGGGTGGCTGCGTCGTTCCAGCGAATGCCCACCGCCTTCGAGTTGTTGAGCGTCACCCCAGGCTGGGACGCTGCGTTGTCCGAGAATGCCGCCATCGGCGTTCCCGCGGCAAGGACGCCGGCCTTGAAGTCGATCGGGAGAATCGGCGTCTGCCCGGCGAGCTTCGTGTACTCGAGCCAAAACCCGTTGCAGATGCAGTCGTCGGTGCCGAGCGTGCCGTTCGTGGGCTTGATGGTCACAGACACGCGGTGCGGACCCGCCGTGAACTTGTTGGCTGCAAGCCCGAGCGTGAGCTTCGAAACCGTCTTGGCGGTCGCCGTGCCGACGAGGGCACTCGTGGTGCCGCCGAGGTTCGTGGTCGCGTCCTCGAGCGCACCTGCCACCTGCTCGTAGATGCCGACGTCGAACGTCGTTGCGTCGCCACCCGTCGCGCCGCTCTTTGACGCAAGCACGACGATGACGCTCGGCTTCGTGACATCCATGTCCGCCGGGAGCTCGAACGAGCTCCAGATGGCGACCTGCGTCGCAGCGTCGTTCCAGCGAATGCCAACGGCGTGCGTGTTGTCCAGCGTCACGCCGGGTTGAGAGGCCGCGTTGTCTGCAAACGCAGCCATCGGCGTTCCGGCGGCGAGAATCGCTGCGCGCAGATCGATGAACACGCGCGGCACGGCCGGCCGCTTCGTGTACGTCAGATAGGAGCTGTTGATGATGAGGTCGTCGGTCGCGAGCGTGCCGCTCGGCACCACCGACATCGACAGGCGCGCCGGAGGCGTGGGGGGCAGGTAGAGTTGCGCCTGAAGAAGCGTGCACGTCTTCGCTGCGGCGCTGGCCTGAGCAGTCGTCAGCGCTGTCGAGACAGACCCGAGGTTCGCGCCAGCGTCTTCGAGCGCCCCCACGGTCTGCGCGTATGCGACAACCGTAATCGAAGCGACGTCAGTCGCAGTCGCGCCGCTCTTCGATACGACGAAGTTCGCCGTGACCGGATACGTCGGGTCGAGGTCGAGAGGGAGGTCCACCTCGGTCCAGACCGCCGTAAGCGTGCCGCCCTTCCAGCGCACACCAACTGCTTTGGAGTTGTCCAGCGTGATGCCCGGAGTCGAGCCGGCGTAGGCACCGAGCACGGTGCCCGCCGCGAGGATGGCACCCTTCAGGTCGATCTCGACGCTTCCGATTCCGGCGACGGCGTTGAGGTCGGCCCTCGCGGCCGACATGTTGGTGCAATAGTCCAGCGCGAGCGCAGCAGGGTTGTTGCCGAGGATCTCGCGGTTCGGCGCGGTAATGGTCGAGGCCATGTCTTCGTTCCTTCGAAGCCGCTACTCGGCGGCGAGTGGGTCTTCGGCGCCGTCCTCGTTCGGGTCGGCAGGGTCGTTTGCGGGCGGCGGAGGCTCAGGGCCTGAACCGGGAAACTGATGCAGCACCGGAGGCGGTGGAGGCGGCGGCGTCGCGACGTCACCGCCGAGGATGTCGGCAGTGACCTCGACCGGCTTGATCGGTACGAGGCGCCTAGGCTTTGCCTTCCAATCGGGCGGAGCGTCTTCGGGCGGCTCCTGCTTGATGAGCGGCAGCCCGAGCTCCTGGCCGAGCTCGTCGGCGTCGACCGGCATGCCGACTGCGGCGGCGGCAGCCGCTAGATCCATGCGCTCGGCAGGATCCGGCTTTTCATCAACGTGGATTGTGACCCGAGGGGTCAGGTCCACCTCGTCCGGGAAGTTGAGGCGAACGATCCAGGCGATAAGGTCGCGCCGAAGCGTTTCGCTTAGACAGTTAGCGTCGTAGCGAGCAAGCTCCGTCGCGCCCTGTTTTTGGATCTTCGTGGCGCCCGCGTTGCCGCGTTCGCCCGAATCAGTCGTGAGGGTGGAGCCCTCGACGCACTTGCTAATCTGCCCGTCGCAGTACTTGAGCAGGGCTTCGTGCGTGAGCGCCGGGCGCCCCGTGAGTCCGGGGCCGACGAGTGTCGTGCTGACGGAATCGGGCAGCACCGCCGAGGCGGCCGCGCCACTTCCGAAGGCGGCAGCGGTGTTGTTGGCCGCCGCGATATCGTCCTTGTCGGCCATCCGGGGCGTCCCGGTGGTCGTCGTGGAGTATTGGAGAATCGGCCATGGCTTGCCGAACTTCTCGACGTACTGCCCCGCTCCGCGCAGGGTCATTCCCTTCAGCGCGAAGAAGAACGCGAGCTCGCGTCCTAGCCCTTCGCGCGTCGGGTAGTCGCCGCGAAGCTGCGGCGTGTGAATGATGAACTTGCCCGGGAAGTCGTCGACGACGATGCCGAATCCGGAGGCGTTTGACGTCGGCGACGACGAATCCCAGAAGGACCGGACAGAGCCCTGGTCCCAAATGTGAGCCTTCCAGCTCGTCGGGTCGGGGTAAGCGACGCGGCGGCTGTGCACGAAGTGCAAGCGCTTAGGAACCCAGCACTTACCTTCGCGCGCCCACCCAATCTCGGCGGCAGAGACGCCGTAGTACACGGCCCACTGGAGCGCAGCGAGGCTCTGCTCTAGGTCGGCGATGCCCTCGATGCACTCGTTGACGAACTCGGCGATCTCATTCGCTCGTTCGAAGCGGGGATCGTCGTCCGGGATGTCGGCGTGCGCAATCTCGAGGCGAGCGCCCGCGACGACGAGAACGCGCTTGCTGAGAACCGCGTAGCCATGTGGCTCCCGCTCGAGTAGCTCGTCAAGCAGGTCGACGTATTCACGACGGTATCCCGTCGTGCACAGGCGCATGAGCGCCGAGATGGTCTGAAAGGTGAGTGAGCTCCCGAGGACCGATGGATACCGGTCAACGAGAGGATAGGGTGCTAGCGGCGCATCCTCTGGGGCCGGCGCTTCGTCAGCGGGACGAGCGGGCGGTAGGGCCGGCGGAGCGACCGCGATGGTGCTAGGTGCCGGCGAGGGCTCGAAGAAGCCGCGGAGCCACACGCTGGCGCGTTCGAAGATCGCCATGCGGTCGGCTCCTGTGAGATTTGCTGCCTGTCGCGAACGAGCGAAGGAGGAGCGCTCGGCGGCTACGGCCGGCAGCGGGCCGGGTGCGAAGTGAGGCGCTGAAACGCGAAAGCCAACCGGGCGGGTTGGCTATCAGGTGCGTGCAGACTGCGGGGGCTCGTCTGGACGCGCGTTGGACAGTAGTTCGGGAGGGCCCGGACATCAACGCCCACGTTCGGGCAAAAAGAGTTTCTTACAATCTACGCTTTGCGGGCTTGTCGAGTGTAGTGCGGTCACTCGGCGGAAGCTCCGGAACGCGACGGGAAGTCCTGAGTCGCTCGACTAGCATGCGCAGACGATCGAGCTCGGCTACATCCTGTGTTGACCGATCGTGCCGCTGGACCCAGGCCACGAGCGCGGCGTGGTGAATGTACACGATGCCTCGATGGTCGACGCGCGTCGGTAGCGGGTCGACCTCACGGTCGGCGTAGCGGCGCGCCGTCTTCTCGTCGACATGCAAGGCGACGCCGATGCCCTTCCAACCCTCGATGACGTCCGGCTGAACGGCGCCCGACTGCGCAGCCATCACGCCCACCGTCCACCGGGCGCACGGACCCGTTCGACGTGGCCCACTGAGATACGCTCACGGGTGCGGCGAACCTTAGACTCCGACGTGGTGAACGGGTCCTCGCCAACCAAAGACCCGAGCGCAAACAGGGCGCCGCGGGCGCGCGTGTGCACCTCTTCGCGGATGTCTTCGACGGTGCGGTCGCGCTCCTTGATGCTGATGCCGTTCTTCTCCGTGGCCTTGGTGCAGAGCCAGACGACGTAACCACCAACGCAGTCCTGCCTCCGCAGCGGATCGCCAAGTCGCCTCTTGGGCTCAAACTTATAGTCCTTCGGGATACAGTACACGCTAAGGCGCCCGCCACGCTGCAACCTATGCTCGACCTCTTTGGGCTCTTCCTGGTGCCGCTCGCGGTGGCGTTCGAATGCGCGGACGGCTGATGCAGTGAGGAGGGTTACACCAACGAATTCGCCGAAGCGCTGGACGACCCGCTGACCGTCTCCACTTCCGTAACCCTGGTCGATGCTGTGCACCCAGTCATACGGGCCGAGCCAAGCGGCGAAGGTGTGCTCGTGATCTTCGCCAACGGAGCGCATAAACCCATGTGCTTCTCGCTCGCGAGAGAAAACCTTGTCAGCGTTAGGACCAACCTCGTGGCGACCGATGGCCGCGCGGTCATGATCGTGCGTCGTGACGTATCCGCCGAACGCCACGTCGACAAGCGCCCCGAAGCTGGAGCGCCGAGTGTCCGTGGTGTAGTACTCCGTGAGCATCTGCCGCACCCATGGTGCGGGCTGTACCGTTGCCATCCTATCCTCCTCGCCGAGACCCGCTCGGCAAAACCATTACCCCCACCCCAGCGGTTCCGTGTCGGGGTTGAACCAACTCACGCCAGGAACCGCAGCGGGCGGCCCTCCGATGTGCAGCGCCGCCTGGCAGACAGCGAGCACCAGCGCTGCCAGGATGTCCCCGTGGCTCTGCCCCTGCTTCGGCAGCTGGATCTGAATCGCCCCGCCAGGCACGGGCCCGCTCTTCACGCCGCGCAGCTGATTGATAAGCCTAGGATCGTCTGGCAGTTCGCACTTGCCCTCGGACATGAGCGTGCGGAGGATCGTGAACCACTCGGCCCAGCGTGCTGCCGTCGGCTGCGCCTCGTCGTACTGCATGGCCCACTTCTCACGCTCGGCCCAACGGCGCAGCTCGTCGTGCGCCGTGTCGGCGTAGTACAAGTCGCCCTTCATGCTGTGGCAGTTGTAGCTCTGGCACGTCGAGGCGAAGCGCTGGACGACCTCGGAGGGCTTCAGCGGAGAGCCGGAGGGCGGGACGAGCTCGTCGTACATGGCGACGCGGACGCGGCCGTCCTCAACGCGGGCCATGGCGAGGGCGCTGCTGTTCTTGCGGAAGCCGAGGTCCGCTCCGGCGTAGTGCTGAGCGCCGTTGGGTGCGAGCGCTTGGCGGCCCTTGGCAACGGCAACGGCAATGCAGCTCTCGGGGAAGAACGCCGACGCGTTTGCGGAGAGCGGGACCGCCGAGTACTCACGGGCCGCGTTGATGGGGTCGCGGCGAAACTCCGCCTCCTCGTCCTCGAGCGAGAGCGTCGGGTTCATGCTCCGCGTGTCGGAGTGAAATGCCAAGGCCGCCCGGCTCGCCTTGCCGAACGCCGCCGTGAACATCTCGTGGAACGGGCCTTCCTCGGCCCACGGCGACGAGACGACCCAGACCTGCGCGCCTCCGAGCATGCGGGTGATGGCCGCGCGGTAGTTGTCGGGCAGGTTGACCGCGCCGTCCTCGGCGTCGTGGAAGTCGGCCTCGTCGAACACGATGCCGGCGAGCCACGTGCCGCGCAGGTTGCCGCCGCCGCTCGACGCGGCCACGAGCTCAACGGTCACCTCGTTGCCGTCCGGCCGGCGGATGATGGCTTGCTCGGCGCCCGACTTCACGAGCAGCTTGGAGAGCACAGGACTCCGCTGCGCGATGGTCACGACCCACTTGAACACGGCGCGGGCCTGCTTCAGGAGCGGCGCAACGATGAGCCCACGCACGAGCTCACCGGGCTGTACGCCCACGAGTCCGTCTGCGTCGGGGCGTTCGTAGTCGAGCGCCGGGCGGCGGAACTGCGACTTCAGAATCGAGTACATGAGCGCCATCGCCGCGATCATGCTCTTGCCGGCGCGGACACCGGTGCGCAGGACGATGCAGCGCGGCTTGCACGGCGGCAGGACGTCGCTGCCGAAGTGGAAGAGCATCTTGGTTGCTGACAGGTGCGTGACAGGCTGCCCGTCCACGGCACGGATGAGCGCAAGCTGCGTTGGAGACGGCGAGAAGTTGCCGAGCTCCCGATGCGTGACGAGCGTTTCGAAGGTGAGAGAGGGTCCGAGCATGTCGATTGCCTGCTTCGACGATGGCGCCGTGATGACGTCGAGCGTCTTCTCCAAGATGGCGTCGAGGGCAGAGCGGGAGGTCACGTCATTCTCCACGCATCCAAGCGAGCATTGATGCCCCGATGTCGAGCTCGGCGTCGTCATCGCCCCACGGCAGAGGCAAGCTCGGCCCAGGCTCGCAGCTCTGCGACTTCTCTGCCCAGCCAAGCACGGCGTCCACCTCCGCATCGTCCTCGTCGAGGCAGTAGACGAGCCAGAGGCGTTCCTCGCGAAAGCGGGACTCGAAGTCACGGTCAATCACTTCGACACCTTCTCGAGCGGAGGCGCGGCCGGCATACGCGTCGGGAAGTGCAGCCGCACATCGCGCCACATGGGCAGCGTGAACTCCGACGGCAATACGAAGGTCGGCAGCCTAAGGTGGCCCGCCCACTTTCGAAGGAGTGCGTTTAGCACGCGTCTACGCGGACGGTCGCGCCAAAGGGCAAATACGGCTCCGCGCATGAGCCACGCTTTCGCCAGGCGCCACATCGACGCCTTCGGCGCGCAGTGCGGCCAGGGTAGGCCGACGGGCTTGGCTGAGCGGTAGGGGTTCATCGCTTGAACCCATCCTCGATGGGGACCATGGCAAGGAGCTTCATTCGTACTTCCTGCGCAGCGCTTCATATTGCGCCCGCTCGGCAGCCTCATCCGCCGCTTTCCTCTTCGCCTCTCTGGCTGCATCCCGCTCTGCAATCACCGCGTCGAGCAGCGGCCCAATGTCGTGCTCGGCATCGACGGCGTAGAGCGTCGCGCGATTAATCCAATCATCGTGACGGCCGTCCTTCCACGTCTCGCGGAGTGCATCAACAGCCTTCGCACGCGCGTCGTCAAGCGTGGTTGCGGCAATGTCGAAGCACCGCACGCCGTATCTACCATCGTCCGACTGAACCAAAAGGTACCTCTTTGCCTCGCCCACGGTTACCTCTTCCCTCCGAGCGCCTTGACGCCCACGTTCTCGTTCTTGAGAGCCTGAATCCTCATCGCGAAATCCGCCAGTAGGTCCGGGTGGTCTTGCAGCACCTCGCGGAAGATGGCGAGCACGCGCGACAGGTTCGGGTCGTTGATGATGTTGTTGATGATGTTCGTCCCCGGCTGCACGACGCCCGTTACCCGGTCCAGGCTCTTTTGCGCCTCGACGGCGAGGGCGAGGTACTTGGGCCCGTTCTGGGAGACCATGGCCGCCAGCGGGGCCGGGAGCCCGTCGGGGATGTCCGCCTTCGCGGTCGCCTCGGCGTCGTCCCGGCAGTGCCGCCACCAGGTCCGGCTCTCGAGGCGGGCCTGCTCCACGTCACCCATGTTCTCGGTCACGAGGTCTGCCGCCCGCTTCACGTATCCGCGGACAGCACGCTCGGACACCCCCCAAGCAGACGCCAGGGCGGGCACGTCGTGGCCCGATTCCCACTCGTGGCCAGACAGGAGCCGCTTGGTAATGAAGCGCACGCGGGCGCGTTCGTCGATGATGCCAAAGGCTTCTTTTGCCCAGCCGGCGAGAGGATCGCGCGCGCGCGTTGGTGCTTCGTCCTCGGGGTTGGAACTTGGACGCTCCTCCCCGGTGTCCTCGTCCTGTCCACCGCTGTCCACGGACACCAGCTCTGCGACCACCGCTTCGGGCTCCTGGACGTCCTCGGGCGGGGGCTGTCCAAGGTGCTGCCGGTGGTTGTTTACGGCGCTCTTGGACACCCCGAAAACCTTGGCTACCTGCCGGACGCTCTGCCCCTCCCCGAGGGCCGCCGCGATGGCCTGGGCTTGGGCGTGGGCGCCGAGGGAGCAGCAAGGGCGGGTCAATTGGCCTTCGCCTCCAAGATGTCCAGGAGCACCGTGAAGCTCTCGAGGGTCCGGGCCTTGTCGCACCCCGCTGCCACCAGAAGCAGGACCGCTGCCTGCATCGTTGCGTAGGCCCTGGTGACTGGCGTGTGGCCCGGAAGCACCGTCTCGACGGCGAGCACGACCTTGGCCGTGGCCGCCCCAAGTTGTTGGGCCGTGGGCATGGTGCTCACGGCTGCCCTCCCAGCGCCCACAGGATGGCGAACAGCCCGCCGGGCACCCCGACGAGCACAAGAACCATGGCGGCCGTCCACCAGGCTTCACGCCGCGCCACGGGGCACCGGTGCTCCTCGTCGTCGGGGCACGGCGCCTGACAGAGCGAGCAGACTAGCGGCGGCCCGAACGGCATGGGTGGCGGCTTCGGCCGGAGCGACCGTCTCTCCTCGGGCGAGGCGTTCTCCCAGCGGATGCGCTGCTGAAGGGCCACGTCGGGATTGGAGTCGAAGTTCACGGTACACTCCGCTTGGCCCAGGCAACCATCTCGTCCACGTCCTTCGGGCTAACGACGTGGTTGCACTGCCGGCACTCCCAGACGCCCCAGTTGCCCCGGATCGGGTTGAACCGCATCGGCTCGCCGTGGTGCTCCGGGAGGTACTCAAAAATACCTGAGCCGTTTTGGCCGCCTGCGGGCACCGCGTCTGCTTTAAGCGTGAGATCCGCCGGTTCTCGCTTGCTGTTCATGCTTTCGCCTCCCACTCGGCCGCCAGCTTCTGCTTCATGGCCTCCCGCTTCGTCGGGTCCGGATCGCACCGCGGCTTGTGACGCGAGAAGATGCCGCCTGGTGGCCGATAGCCGAACGCCCACCTCCCGACGCCCCAGCTCGGAAGGTGCCGGCGCTCGGCTCCGCAAAGCTGGCAGCGGTGGGTGCCGTGCGGGTCGCCCTCGACCAGGCGGAAGAAGTGCCGGCTCTTGGTCATCACGCCTTAGCCCTCGGGCACCCGCAGCACGGAAACGTCTGGCCGCACCTCCCGCACCACGGCGGAACCGGCTTCTCCGCCTCGTCGTTGCATGTCCCGCAGAGTGCCCACCCGGGGCCGAAGCGGATCCAGCCGCCGGCGTCGCCGCAGCTCGTGCAGGCGGTGACCTCGAGGTGGGCGGCGTGGCCGATGATGGCGAGGCGGCCGATCATGGTGCCTCTGCCAGCGCCTTCTCGACGTCCGCCAGTTCGATCGCGTGCCGCTTGGCAAGCTCCGCCTTCGTGGCACCAGCGGCGTGCTCCTGCCGGATGACGCTCTCCCAGCCGGGCTTGAACGACACTTCGACGCCGCCGGGGGCCGGGACCGCGATTGCCACCCGGCTTGAGGCGTTGAAGAAGGCGGCCACTTGCGAGGGGCTGAACGCGCCGTGCCGGATGTCGGCGGGGCCGATGAGGTGCACGTCGCTGCCCTGGCCCCGGTGACGGGGGGACTGGAACACCAGGAGGCCACGGGCGGCGAAGTCTTCGCGGCGGCGCTGGCGGCGGGCCTTCTGGGCTCGAAGGCTCATCGCTTGCCTCGAATGGTAACCGTGAGCCGGCCCGACCTGCTGTCAGAACTGACGGTCATGGTCTTTGGCAACTCGAACGTGTCGGCGAAGAGGTCCACGTCCTTGGCGTCCACTTCGAGCCAGACGGCCAGTTCGACGGTGTACTTGCCAGGCCGGTGGCCGGTGGCCTCGTAGTCCAGCTTGAACGGGATCGCCGGCCACGTTTTCGTGCGCCTCTTGGCGCGGTCGGCCTTCACCTTGGCCCACGGCGTGGTTTTCACTCGGTCCTCGTGGTCACGATGGGCGCCGGCAGTCCGTGCTGCTCGGCGAACTCCCGGGCAGTGCGCTGCATGTGCTCCGCGTAGGTCTCCTGGCCTGCGACGAGCATCGCGCGGCGCTGCTCTTGGTGCACGGCGGACGCGGCGCCTGGGTTGTACCCAAAGCACCGCGGCGTGAAGCCGAACGCCTTGCTGACGGCCCGCTGGTACGGCGACAGAGCGGCCCACATGAGAAGCCCTCGGCGCAGGGCCCTCTCGGCTGCGGCCTTCCGCTGGCGCCTGGTTCGGCCTTGGCGGCGGCGCTTGAGGAGATCGTGGTAGGTCACGTGCCGGGCCTTTGGCTGGGCTGCTCACGTTGGCGTCGTTGCCGCTCCAAGACGTCAGCCGCGAACGTCGACATGGGCCCCAGCGTTTCTAGCTTTGCATGCAACACACGACGGCGACAGTAGAGAGCCGACCCAGCGTCGCTGTATTCCGCGTGCGCGTTCTCCTCGAGCGCCATTCGCAACTCCCACAGGGTATCCCTCACCTTCCTGGCCGCTTTCGCGGCGCGAGACTTAACCGGGAAGTTGCACGACACGTCGAGCAGTAGATCGCTCTGATGAAGGCCCGCCAACCACGCCGCCAGCCGGTCGTGTTCCTCCAGCGTGTATCCAGGCCGAACCTTCATGCTGCCTCCCCGTGCGCCCTCTTGACCGCCCGACGTGCCGCAGCGAAAGCGAGATCCCACGACTTGTCAGCTGCCCTCGCTTCGTGGATCGCGGCGTTTGCCGCCTTAACGTCGCCGGTCACAAGCCCGAGGACGGCCCGGTCGTAGTGCCACTGCTCCCTCATCATGGGCGCGCGCTCGGCCGTCGTCGGAATCGGGAGAGGCAGCGCCTTGGCGTGGGCCGGGTTTTTGTGCAGTTCATTCGACACCAGAATCAGCTTCATCAGGTGGACGCTTTTGCCCATCTCATTGTCGCTGGCTGGGAACCCGGCTTCACGGGCGAGGGCGTTCATGCTGAGCCGGCCCTCTGCGCTCGGCCGGTTGATGTGGACTACGGAGCCCTCGACGGCGTGTGTGCCAGGCGGCGGGGCGGTGGCTACAACCGGTGCGGGGATGATCTGCTCGAGCTTGTCGAGCCGAGCGACGATGAGGGCGCGGTCGGCGCGCATCTCTTGGACCATGGCCGCACGGTCGGCGCGGATCTCCTGAACCAGCAAGGCGACTTCGCCACGCTCGACCAGCGGAGCGGCGTGCTTCTGTTCGACGATGCGCGCGAAGCCGTCGTTGATCTGGATCGACGCCTCGACGGCCTTCTGGGTCTTCATCGCGTGGGCGATGCAGAGTGCGGCGCGGAAGTCGTAGTAGCGGACCGTGCGTTTCTGCTTGCCGCCCTTGCCGTTCGTGTACGTCTCCTCGCGCTCAAAATAGCGACCTGGATTACCGCCAGCGTCGCCGGCGGTAATAACCAGGCCGATTTTGACGATCTTCCCGAGGGCGATGGCCGTGTCCGCCGGGTCGTTCACGATGTGCGGCTTGAGCGCCCCATACTTCACAGCGAGGTCCGAATCCTTGACGAAGAACCCGCTGTCATCAGCCGCGCCAGCGACGACGGCGAGCTTCCACCCGGCGCGCTCGTCGGTTCGGATGACCTCGGTGGCCGCCTCGCGCTCGCGCTTCATGTCAAGCTTGACCTTCTCAAGAGCCCTATCAAAAATCGCCCTTGGATCGGAGAGCGGAGTCACGGTGCTGGACCCGGACCGATCGACCTGGACAGCGACATTACGCGGCTGACGCGCTGCGCACACGTTGCACCTTGTCCGACGCATCCGGCCCCACGCGTCACGCGGAAGCCTCCGTCGACAGCGCCCGTCCGGCGTCACCTGAGTGCAGTTACGGTCCAGTAGGCCATTCCGATCAGCTTCGCGAATCGCGCCGTATACCTCGTGATATCGCAGACCAAGTGACGCAGCGATCTCGTCCACTCGGGGAGACCCATATTGCGCAGTCTGGTTCTTGGCGGAAGAGATGACGGCTTCGTATTGCTCTGGGGTCATTGTTACTCCAACATCTTGGCGATCGCGTCGAAGTTGACGAGCCCCTTGCTCGCCCACTCTTTCAGCAGCTCGGCCTTATCGAACTTCGACGCGCCGTTCAGTTTTGGCCGCGCCGACAACATCTCTTGCAGCGCCTCGACTTCGCTCTCGAGCTCCGCGATGCGCTCCTCGGCGTCGTCATTCGGTGCAGCCTGACGCTCGCCCATGAGCAGCTCGGCCGCCTTCAGGTCTTCGCGAAGCGACTTGATCTGGTCTTCCAACCGCCGCCGCTCGGCAATCTGCGCGTTGGTTGCCTCGCGCAACATAACGCGATCCTGATTGGCGTGCGCGCACTCGGTATCCATCGCGTCGAGCTTCGCCTTCTGCTTCTTAACGAAGTCGCGAGACGCTTCCAGGTTGGCGAGCGCTTCGTCCCGCGCTCGGATCGCCTCGTCGCGTTCACGCGTAATCTGCTCCAGTCCAGCGGTATCCGCTGGCTCCGCCTTCGCTTGCTGGTGCTTGGCGATCTGCGTCTTCAGCGCTTCCTGTTTCACATAGTGCCCCCACCATGTGCAAAAGTCGTTCGGTGCCCTTCCGCTCTCCACGAGCGCGACGATGTACTCGCGGAGTTCGGTTCCGTTGGGCCGGCCCCTGAAGCTGCCTTCGAAGAGACCGACCGAGCCGAGCCGGTTCGGAAGAGCCGCCATCTTGCAGTTCGCTGACTCGACCGCCTTGCGAACTTCGACGAAGAGCCGCGGCAGATTCTTAGGCTTCACCCAATGTTCGATATCGCCTCTCATCGTGCCGCCCTCGGGTGAAGCTTCAGGTGCGCCCGCTGGTAGATGGTGCTGAACGTGCGCTCGGCGAGAATGATCCTGGCCGATGCCATGAACTCGCGCTGAAGGTCGCGAATGTCGTTGGCCTCGGCATCGCACTCGGGTTCGCCGCGAAGACGTTCCACCTCGGTCACGAGCTCTTCGTTGTCGGCGCGCAGTTGCGCGTTCTCGCGCTCGAGACGATCCATTCGTGCGACCTTCTCTTTCGCGGTCTTGAGCTGCTCGCGGAATGTGGGCTTCGCGCTCAATTCATCATCTCCCGCGCCGCCTCGACACTCTCCTCGTCCCGCTCTCCCACCTCGCTCACCGCCTCCGTCCCTCTCAGGTCCACCTTCCAGCCGCCCCTGCCACCGCCCCAGCGGGCGTCGAGCTGCTGCCAGCCGGAGGCCCGCTCGAAAGTCATCGTGACCTTCCGGCGAGGGTCCTGCCGGAACCAGCACGCCAGTGTGACCAGCGGGCCGTCGGTCGACAGGACGGTGCCGAACATCTCGCCGCCGCTGTTCGAGTGTCTAATCCGGAAGGCGAGCGTCATGTGTCGAACCTCGACGCCCAGACCTTCGATCCGAACATGAGCACCGACGCGGCCACGACGATGACGCGCCACCACCATGGAGCGGTCTCGAGACCCCAGGCGAGGAAGAACCAGGCACCGGTGCCGAGCATTGCGGTCATCACAAGCAGGCCAATGAGATGACCGACGACAACGGCCGGCGGTGGCCGACCGTTGGCCCAACCGGTACCGTGGCAGTATGGGCATGCGCGCTCGCCGTACTTGTCCCGGCCCCTGCCCTTGCAGAGACTACACTTCTCGTAGCCTTTCAGAACCACGGTCATGGCGCCTGATTGACCCCGCTGCCGTCGCAGGCCTCGCACTGCCCAATCCTCTGCGGCGCCTCGGGCGTCGGAGCCGGCACGTGGCACTTGCCGCCACAGGCCGGGCACGGGTTGGCCTCGATGGCCGCCTGGCGGGCGAGATGGGCTTCCCGCTGCTTGCGGCGCTCCTGGCCGAGCCCGAGCTCGGGGTAGCCGAACTCCACCTCGTGCGCGGTCGAGAGGCCAGACCCGTCACGGCGGCGTACGACGATCTTGATGTAAGCCACGTCGTCGAGCGCGAGGCCGTCGAGCGTGGCGAACGTGTTCTCCGCGGAGCCGTCGGTGTGGACGGTGAGAAGGGCCATGGTCACTCCGCCGCCGCCGACTTGACGCGCTCTTCGCCGTCGTCGTCGGGCATGTCGTAGATCAGCCCGCGCGACTCGAGCTCCGCGGCGAGCGCCTGCGCTACGTCGCACGCACGTTTCGCGAGCTCCTCCGGCGTGACGAGGCGGTGCTTCTGCCTCCCGCTGGAGTCCTCGCCATCTGGCACTGCCGCAATGAGCGCGAAGTGCGTTGCGATCTTCTCCGCCATGCTCGCGACGGGCCCGAGGGCGGTCGTTGGGCGCAACTCATACTTCGAGCTGTACTTGTCGCGCATGAACTTGATGTCGTTCGATCCGTTCATGGCCTACTCCGCCGCGGCTGCGACGCCGTTGGTGGCCTTCACCTTCGCGCCCGTCGCGTAGTAGACGGTCGAACGCTTGTTGCCCTTCGAAAACACGAAGTCCTCGCCCTTAAGCTTCCGGATGGGCAACGCGAGATCCTTCGTCGTTGTACCCATCGTTTTCGCGATCGTCTCGATGCGCTCACCAGGATGACCCTTGATGCACGCGTGTAGCGCGTTCGTCAGAGCCGCCAGCTTCTCCGGGTCACGCTTGGTCCCAGTCTTGCCCGCCTTCGCGGCCTTCGCCTTCGGCGCCCTGGCCACCTTCGCCTTCGCCGCGGGCTTGTAGCCGGCCGCAAACGACGGCAGCGGCGAGCGAGTATGGTCGCCAGCGACCGCCTTGGCGCGACCGCGGGCCTTGCGGACCGGCTTGATGTCCGGCGGCGAGAAGGTCCGCAGCGTCGTGGCGGCGATGGGCTCGGCCAGAAGCGTTTGGATGATGCTGGCGATGCCGTTGGCGTCGACGCCGGCACCGTTCAGCGCCGAGACAACCATGGTGAGCTGAGAGACGTTCATGTGAATACCTTTCGGGCCGGCGCTACTGCGCGGCCACCGTTTCGACAGACTTGGATCGAGCTTTCGAACTTGGCAGCACAATTCGACCGGTCGCCTGTCGAATTTTCTGGAGGGCATAGGCGCCAGCGCGACCCGACGCGCTCCGGCGTTGCTTGTTGACGGCAATCGGATCCTCGTCGCGGAGCTCCACCCGAAGGCGCCGGCGCCATTCGTGGCGAGGCGGATAGGGCATGAGCAGGTCTGCCAGTTCGGCGGCCGCTTCCTCGGCGGTGTCCCAGCCTCGGGGGATGTAAACGGTTGAGCGCCCCGCGTTCTTGTCGCAAATGAAGTGTTTCATGGGCACACCCTGAGCGCGAGGAGGCCCCGAGCCGTGATGCTAAAAATATCCTCGATTGGCCCATGCTCATCGCTGACGGTTCGAATCGACACGCAGCCACGCTCGAGCAGTTCCGGCATCACGTCCTCCTCCCAGTCCAAAATCTCTTCGGTGCTGTCGATGGGGTTCGACATGTCGGCCAGGAGCGCACGTTCCCATGGGGACAGAGCTCTCACGGCTTGCCTCCGCTCGCTGCCTCGACGCTCGGGTAATACGCCCAGCCGCCGCGCTGCGCCGCTGCCTGAACGGGATCTCTCGGCGCGCGCAGCCATGCCGTCTCGAGCTCCGTTTGGCCCACCAGCACCTCGCGGAGGTCCTCAGGGTCGACGCCGCGCAGCCGGACGAGGACCAGGCCGAACATCTGCGGCTCGAAGCCGACCACTTCGCCGCACCAGCCGGATGGGACCAGCTTGGTGGACTTCGGGGCGATGAGGCCGTCGCCGATGAGGAGTTTGCCGAGGCCTGCGATGGCGGTCACTTGGGTTTGGCTTTCTGCGCCTTCTGGCGCTTTGCTTCGGCGGCTGCGTCTGCCTGTTGCTGCGGGGTGCCTGGGCAGCGGTGGACGGACCAGACCATGACCTTGCCGGGCGGGGGTTCGGGGAAGCGGGTGCCGCAAGTCGGGCAAGTGCCGAGTTTGCGGTTCATCGGCTCGCCCCTACGCGCACCGGCGATCCGAGGCAGTAGCAGCGCGACGGCGTTGGGCCCCAGCTCCAACCGCAGCGCTTGCAGGTTGCGGTGCCGCTCTTCCAGCGGACGGCGCGAGCGAGGCGGGCGAGTAGGTCGGCGAGGCTCACTTGCTTCTCCCATTCACCTCAAGTTCGATCTTCATGGCAACCATGAGCAGCGCAATCTCGTCTGCACGCCAGGACCTGGAACCGCGACCCAGGTTGCACGCGTCACATGTCGTCACGAGGTTCGAGTCGCTAAACAGCAAGTCGTCCGGGACACCGAAGCGCTTGCCCTGGTCCACGCTCACCAAATGGCCAACGTGCAGCACGCCGTCGTTAGGTCCGCCTCCGCATTCACGGCAACGATGGTGGTCGCGTTCAAGAATGCGTGAGCGCTGGCTCGGCTTGATATCAGGGCGCGTCTTGACGTGAGTCTGTGGCTCGCCTGTCTCCGCCTTCGGCGCGTTGTAGACGAGCACCTCCTCCGTGCTCTCACGCGTGCACGGGATGCAAAAGATGCATGCCTGTCCGTTGCGGTCGTCACGCACCCCGTCTAGACCACCGCAGCGCTTACACGGACGACTCATGCGATATACGGGCACACCATCAAGCTGCAACATCAGTACTTCCTTCCGTTGTAGACCGTCATCCCCGTGAAGCTCGCCGTGGCCGCTTCGAACTCCAGCTCCAGTGGACTCGACAGGCGAGGGCCGTCCTTGTTTTTCTCGACGGCGATGAACCGGCGCCACTCGTCGATCTTCGTGTCCGCGTCTTCCTTCGGGCGCTGAATCGATCCGATGATGACGTGCTCGGCCATGTTCTCGAGATCGCCAGACTCCTTCAGGTCGTGCATGTCGGGACGCTTGTTGTCCTCCATGCGTTTCAATTGCGACAGGATCAGGCCGCTCGAGCCGGAGACCTTGATCGCCTCGATGAACGTGCGGGCGATGTGCGTCACCTCGACGCGACGGTCAGGGCAACGCCGCGTGCACGAGAAGGCTTGCAGGTAGTCGACGATTACGAGGTCAAGATCGCGCTTCGCGCAGATGAGCCGGATCGCCTCGCCCATCTTCTCCGCTGGCTTGCCGATGCCGTTCACGAAGAACGGGTCCGCCTCGGCGTCGTTCAGCGACGCCATCATGCGATGCACGTCGTCGGGCGTGACCTTGTTGTCGCGAATGGCCACGGCGTTCACGCGGGCGCGGCGCGACATAATCCTGGCGCCGTAGGTGTCGTCCGTGTCCTCGCCGCTCACGAGTAGGACGCGCTTGCCGGCAGCGAGGCAAGCTTCGGCCGCCAGGATTGCCAGGGAACTCTTGCCCCAGGACGTGGGTGCCCCGAGAACCGTGACCATGCCCCGTCGGAACCCGCCGATGATCTGGTCGATGAGCTCGATGCCCGACGGGGCGCCGCCGCGAGGCTTCTCGGTTGTGCACCTGGCGAGGACCCCGTTCAGGAGCTCGGCAACGCTCCGGACCCCGAAGGCTTGGATTGGGTCCGCGGAGGCGTCTGGCTGCCCCGTGGACGCGTCTTCCTCGCCGGGGTGGGCCGGACGTGGTTCGACCGGCTGAGCGTCGGGGTCGGGCCGCGGAACGCTCGCAGGGGTCCGACGCCAGTCCCGGTCCTCGTCGAGCTTGTACCCGAAGGGCACCTTGGCCGCGTTCGCCGCGTCGCGGACCTTGTGCACGAGCTCCCGCTCGCGCCACGGGGGCTGGCACCGAGGGTTGTACTCGGACATCAGCATCGCGAACGCGGTGGTCTCATTCAGTCCGAAGCCACGGACGAGCGCGAGGGCGGCTTGCCAAAGCGCTGTGTGCCCGCCCGAGCCCGAGATCGCCGGCGGCATCTTCGCGAGGTACGCACTGGCCCGCTCTTCGGCTCCGACTTCGCGGGGAGGCGGGCGGTAGACCGGAGCAGTGGCTGGCGCGACCGTCTTCGCCTGGGCCAGGATGGCGTCGGGGTCGAGCGGGTCGCCCTGCATCCAGCGCGCCTCGAACGTGTGCTCACTCGGGGAACCCGGCATGAACCAGAACCGCGACGGGTCCTTCGGAGCCTGGTCGACGTCGTTCGGCGCGAGCGCCGCCCAGATCGCCTGATACTCCTCGGGTGTCACGAGTCGCGAGAACGGCAGGATCACGCGACAGCGAGGCTCCGCCGGCTTGTGCTTCCGCGTGGTGTGCACGAGGCCATAGTTGTTGTCCCAGAGTTTCAGGACGTCCGCGGTGGGTGGGCCGTTGTCGTAGTCCAGCACGAGCGCGCTCATGGCCTTGACGTTCCGCAGTTCGCGCTTCGCCGGATCGAACACCCCGGCGGACCAGCCGGAATGCTCCTGGTCGCCACGAAACTCGGTCCAGTGCGAGAAGTGCATGAACAGCCGCCCCCATGGCATCTTGCGCGGCACACCGTCGGTGCGGACAAGCGAGGGCCAAAACGTGATCTCGGCTTCCGGAATATTGCGGCTCATCGCATGCCCAGCCTTTCCATTTCGGCAATCATGTCTCCGACCCCGACGTCTGGGTTCGCGCCGACCGCCGCCTCGGCGACGCGCATGAACTTCTCGATGTGCCCCGCGTCCCGAAGCGCGAGCTCGATGGTCGTCTGGCGGTTCTCGACGTGCCACCGGTCGAGCCAGATCCCGGTGCAGGCGAGCACGAGGTGCTCCGGCTTGAACTCTTTCAGCCTTGCCCCGATGAGTTTACGTCGCGCGGCGGTCAGGACGGGGGGATGGCCGCTCCGGTTCTTGGTCCGCCACCCCGAGACGTAGGCGTCGAACACCTCGGCAGCTGGTCCACGGCGCTCGGGCTCCGGATCTGGGGCGACCAGCACGAGTTGCGGCGGGTTGCGTGGAAGCTCAGGATCTCGAGCCTCCGGACCGCCGCCGAAAGAATCCGGGCCTGACGGCCCGGGAGGCCCGTCAGGGCCGTTCTTTTCTTTCTTATGGACAGGGGCAGGGGCAGGGGTTGGATTTTGCTGCTCGTTTGCTCTATGGGTTGAACTTTGCTGCTCGTTTGCTGTAGCAATTGCTTGCCCGTTTGCTTGATTCGTTTCCTCCTTTTGCTTGCGTTTCTGTGCGGCCTTGCTGCCACCTCTAGCGCCAGCGGCAGACCGGACGGCGCTCTTTGCGTCGAGTTCCTCGGCCGAGAGGTTCCACTCGAGGTAGTCGTGGATCTGGTACTCGTCGACCGATACGACCTCAAGAAGCCCGGCGGTGATGAGCCGTGTCCACAGCCGGTGCGGTCCGATGGTGAGCGCGATGTCGACGGGAACGAGCCCGTTCTGCCGGTGGCATGCGGACCACTGGCCTGCGCGGCACCAGGCACCATAGGCTTCGTTGCCCGCCTTCACCACCTTGCGGTGGAAGGCGCCTTGATCGTCGAGACGGAACCAGCTCATGCACTCACCTTCGCCAATGCCGGCCTGATTCTAGCAACTACGGCCATGCGCACATTCTCTCGTGACACCTCGGTCCGGTGCGTGCGAATGCACCGAAGCACAGTCGCGTGATGACGACCAAATGAGTCCCCGATCTCGAATAGGGAGTAGTAGTGCGGCAGCGAATGAAGTTCATGCCAGACATGCCGGCGAGCTCGAATAGCACTCAATCGTTTGGAATCGCCCAGCACCTCGCCCAACATCGCCCCCCGCCTGGCGCACACCTCCTCGGCAAGCTGAAGCCACGTCCTGCCATCCGGCAGCCGCCGCACTGCCAGGTTGCACTCCACGTCGTCCGCCGTGAGCTTCATCGGATCTCCTCCCCCCGCCGCCTGACCCGCGCACTCGGCGCCGTGGCCCGGCGGTAGGCCTCCTGCGCCGCAACGTCCGCGGTATCCAGCTCGTCGCCCGGTACGTAGTCGAGAAGGACCACCTCAAGGTCGCAGGTGTCCGGATCGAGGCGATTGGCCTTCACTTTCTGTTGAACGTCCGCGTACGCCAGCACCGCCGCCCGCCACCCCACCGGGTCGAGGTCCTCCGGGCACGCGGCAATCGCGTTGTCGACGGCCACGCGGCGGAGGTGCACGGCCATGCGCTCCTCGGCGAGGAAGGCGAAGGCCGCTGCGCTACATGCCAAGCGCTTCGCGGCAGCCGGCCACGTCTCAACGTCGATGACGACCCAGGCCGGCACGACGTCGCTCAAGGTGACTCGCACCGCCTGCTCGTCAATGGCGTCCGTGTAGACGCAGACGCGGCCATGCGACACGAAGATCGGCGCGGTTGCAAATCCGGTCTGGGCGAGCACCAGGCGCAAGTCGCCGACGGTCGAGCGCTGCCCGCCGGACAAGTCAAGCGGCTTGTCGATCGTGAGCGTCTCGCCGACCTTTGGTCGCAGCAGCGGCTCCGCCTCGCCCACGTACTCCCACGGCTCTGGCATCGTGCCGTCGACGAGCGTCACCCACCCGTGGTACGGCGCGCCCATCTTCGCCTCGGATGGCGTCTCTTCACCGGTCGACAACGCGAAGACGACGGTTTGAACGCCGCCGGCCCAGGCGGCGCATCGCCACCGCTGCCCCACCGCCGCCTTCGGCCGAGCGGCGAGGACGAGGGTCCACAGCTCGGGGTCGGCAGTCCCGTCGACGCGGAGCAGCATGTCCGCGCCCCGTTCGCATTGCGCAAACGGGTTGTGGGGGAAACCTCCGAGCCGGAGGACGCGCCGCGGCGCGCGGTCGTAACCAGCGACGTCACCCCGCACCTGCCAGACGTCGCCCACCTGGACTCGCCTCGGCTCCGCCGCCTTCGGGGAGATACACTCGCGCTCGTAGTCTGGAACGTGCTGGTCGCGCAGTTCAAGGCCGAATGGTCTCACGAGGCCGTCTGCACCGATGGCAACGAGCTGGCCTGCCGCAACAGCAGCTCCCGCCTTCCAGGTTACGAGCGGGTGACGAATGCGCTCTTGCTCCTCCGCCTCGCCGCGGTCGCAGCACGCCGCCTTGTCCGTGCAAGCCGGCTCGTGGGGGCACCAACCGGATCCAATCCACCTCGGGTTCTCTCGGCTCATCGTCCTGCTCCTTCCGCCTGCCACCGTTTCACCTGCCGCAGCCTCCGCGCCCTCGAACGCTTCGCCGTCTCCACGTCTTCGTCTCCGAGCATGGCGACGACGACGCGCGCGCCGACCGGCCACGGCTCGCCGTTGACATCGAGACCCTCTTCGCAATCGACGAACTCAGCCGAGAGCGAGACGACTGCGGTGTCGTTGTCGAAGAGCACGCCCTGGCAGGCGTCGAGCAGGCCCTTCGCAGCGTTGTCGACGTCAAAGCCATGCTCGTCGCGGTAGACAATTAGGTCCACGAGATATCGCGCCCAGTCGAGCCGCCACCCCTCGAGACGATTGCGCGCGTTCAGCGCGTGCAGCGCGACGTGGCGCTTGTAGGCCTGGGACCTGCTCGGGGTGAACGCGATGACGCGGGAACCCTTGCGGACGACGCGGGGGCGGGCGAGCGCCACGCAGGGGCCGGGGACGAAGAAGGACAGAGTCACTTCTTCCTCGCCTTCGTGACGTCCCCGAACACCTCGACGCGCTCCCCGCGGTCGTCCCCGTCCCGCTGAATGCTGATTCGCGCCCTGCCGTCCTTGCCGATCGTGACGTTCACATGCAGCGGCCCAATCGCCATCCAGTAGTGGCGCGCGCTCATCTGCTCCAGGTGGAGCCAGTCGTCGAGGCAGAGCTCGTCGAAGACGCTGGGCGTGACGAGCTCCCGGCAGATGACATGCAGTTGCCTGGCCGCCGTCATGTGCTTCAGCTGCGCGGGTGAGTGCCACTGCTGCGAGTAGAGCTCGACGGGATCGCCGTGGCCGAGCACCCCGCGGTGGGCGAGGATGCGCCAGCGGGAGCCGACGATCTTGCGGGTGGCCTTCTTGGGCTTCTTCACGTCCACTCCCTCCAATCCCGCGCCCGGCAGAACGCCAGCGCTCTCTCGTCCACGAACCGATCGAACGCCGCCCGCGACTCGTGCCTCAGGCTCGACGTCGCACGCTTCGCCTCCCACGGCGCATCCTCACCGAGCCGCTCCTCGGCCTCTTCAGCCTCGCGCAGGTGGACCGCGAGCGCCTGCCCTTCCTGCGACGCCTTGGCCGCCTCTACGGCCGCAGCCCACCTCTTGGCCCCCGGCGGCACGATGCCCCGCTCTCCGGCCGCCCAGCGCGCCAGGAGCCCCTCGGCAGCCACCACGAAGTCGGCGCCTTCGCAAGCGGCCCCGTCGCGCGTCGCGAAGTTCCTGCACTCGCTCCACGTGGTGCGTCGGTCGGGGAGCTCGACGTAGCAGTCGACCTGAAACGTGTGCGGCTTCGTGCCGTGGTACTCGTTCACCCGGACGTCGACGCCGCACCAGAGATGCTCGGCGCCGATGCCGCTCTCGTTCGGCACGCAGCGCGTGTAGTGCGCGAGGGTGATACCGCGGTCCGGCTGCTCGAGGGTGGCGGCGGGGTGGCCGAGCCAGCCGAGGGACACGTTGTCCGGCTTGACGTCGCGCTGGACGAGGGGCGACCTCTTCGCGCGCTTCGGGCGCGGCTCGGCGAGCAAGGCGAGCTGCTTCACGACCGCACCTCCGGACATCCCGCGTTGATCCAACACGCGTCAGAGCAGTAGTCCCCGACCACGCACGCGCTCGGGTAGCCGCACGACGGGCAGCGCTGGTCCGGCGGCACATAGACACCCTCCCGCGTCAGCGCCTCGACGAGCTTCCTGTGCGGCTCCGCGTTGTCATGCTCGGGCACCTCTTCGAGCCCCTGCCGAGTGCTGCCCTCGGCTTGCGCGGGTACAGGCCGCGGATCGTCGCTGGACGCAGGGGCGAGTGATGCTTGCGCCATCATGGATAACGGCGGGGGGCCGACGCGCCGTGCGAATTCGCGGAAACCGAACCCACGTTGCGCAATGTCCAACACCCTGGCGAACCCGTGCAGGTAGACAGCGGCGACGCCAACGTTGCGCAGCGTGAAGATCGCCGCGTCGTTGCAGCCGTTGCAGACGTCGTACATGGCGTAGACGCCAGGTCGCCCGCATTCGACACAGTGGAGCGTTCTCACTTCGCCTCCTTCGCCGCGGCCTCGGCGGCGAGGCACTCGGGGAGGCGACGTTCTTCCCCCTTGGGAAGTTCCGCAACCGCCTTGCCTCCGAAGAAGAAGCACCGAAGCCGTGGATCGGAGCCGGTCCATCCGAGGTGCTCGCACTCCCCGCACGCGCGCTCCCCGGCCTCGACCTCGACAAGCAGAAGGCGCTTCACTTCGACCTCCGAACCGCGTCAGTCACGAAGTCGAGCAGCAAGAACGCCAGCACCCCGGGCCAGCCCGCTGCGAGGAGGCCGCACAGAACCGCGCTCGCAAACAAGGTCCATGGGGGCCTAGGCTCGCCCTGCGGGCTGAAGAGCTCGGTGGCCAAGAGAGCGCCGGTCGCGCCGACGCCGAGCGCGTAGAGGGCGATGGCGAAGGACAGCGGGGTCATGCGCGACTCCTTGCCAACATGCCCAGCGCGACGGCCAACGCCTCGCCTTCAGAGCTGAGGCCGTAGCCGATGAACGGGCGCCCATGGTCATCCTCGAGCGGCTGCACGCAAAGGAGTCCGCGCTCAAACAGTGTCGCGCACGTCTCTCGTCGCGGACCGACAGCGCGCAGGTACAGTGGGCCAGCGTCGTCGTTCAAGTGGTGGAGATCGGCAATCGCTTGCAGCGTGGCGCGCTCACGTTTCGTCAGAGGCGGCGGGGCGGGCGGAGCGAGTACATGGCCCCCGAGCAGCTCCCGCAGGGCTTCCGGGTGGCGGCGGAGGATGGCGGTGAGCTTCTCTCGGAGAGCGGCGGCAACTGCCTGACTGTCCACACCCGACTGGATCGCGGGCAAGGTGTCGACCACGGCGCTTCCGGCGATAGAGATGTAGAAATCGCCGGTGAAGCTCGGCTCAACCTTGACGAGCTCGGCGAGCAGCTTGTCCAAATCACTCATGCGTAGCGCCTCTGCGTTCTAGATGTCGCCACGTGTTGCCACGCCGAATGTTCTTGATGCAGGTGAAGCCGACGCCATACCGACGCGCCAGGTCGGTGATCCGTTCGGCCGAACCGATGATCTCAATGACTTGAGCCTCCGTCAGCTTGGTGTTGGCATTCCGGACGCCAGCATTTAGTCCGGACAGTCGTCCTTTGCGTTGAGCATCCTTTAGGTTATCGGTATTCGTACCCCAGAAGAGGTGGGCTGGGTTGACGCAGGATGGGTTGTCGCAACGGTGGCATGCCTGCCGCTCCGGCGGTGGCCTTTCACCGGTTGCGATCGCTAAAGACACGCGATGGGCGAGCGCCATCCGGCCATCAATGCGGAACTTCCCGTATCCAGAGTGCTCCTTGAAACCAGTCCAGATCCAGCAATGGCCCAATTCTGAACAGTGCTCCGGTACTGCACCATCCTTGTTGACCTTCAACCAAAAGCGATCGATTGCCACACGATCGGTGCGTAGGTCGGTAAGTGTCACGGGCTTGGGCGCAAGCGTCGGAGTCCACCGTCGGCCATTCGCGAGACCTTCAGCGACCATCTTCCGGGCCTGATCGTGGTTCAGCGTCGCGACGACATCAGCGCACCACATAGGTGCGTAGACGTGTTTCGGGCAAATCGGTGTCTTATCTTCACGACGACGAGATGGGCGATCCTGCGAACCACCGCGCGTCGTGTAGACATGAACCCATCCAGCCGCTCGAAGGCTCACACCAAGCTCCGTTTCGAGGATCGAGGTGAAGATCGAGCGAAAGCCAAGTTCACGCGCGACGCGAGACGCTTTCGAGTACAGGAACGAGCAGACGTTGGGCGTACCAGTCGTGCACAGGCGCGACACCTCGACATGTGCGTACTGGTCGATCAGCCGCGCGCGCGGCCTGCCGACGGTGCAGACACCAGCGAGTGCGCCACCGGTTTCACAGCCGAACGCGAAGCGGTAGCCGGTCAGCGTTTTGTTGTGCCGATGGTGCCGCAGGAATGCGCGCGCCTGATCGCGGGTGAGGGGACAGGCAACAAGACTCACGTTCCACCTCCCCGTTCCCGCTCAGCCCAAGCCGCCGCGACCGCCTCGCCGTCCTCGGGGGAGAGCCCGAGGAGAGCCGCGCGGGCGCGGCTCAGGCCGAGCGCGTCGACGAACCCGGCGCCGTGCTGGTAGGTGCCTTGGTAGTGGCCCGCGTCGGCGAACCACTCGAGGGCCGCGCGGAGGCGGGCGAGCTCGACACAAGAGCAGGGCCATGGGCAGTCGCAAGCGCTCGTGGCAACGAACCCAGCTCGCAGCGTCCCATCAGGGTTGTGCACGCCGGCACGCACAGATATCGCCACAATCTCTTCGGGCGTCATCTTCGCGAGCGCGCGTTTCAGCGCAGCGTGTGGACCCGCATTGTCGTGTGGCGGAACAGGGTCGGCCTCGGCCAAGAGCCGCCGGCAGTCCTCGCAGCTCACCTCGGCTTCGTTCCGTGTCATGCGCAGGCGCGACTTCCGCCAGAAGCCGCAGATCGGCGTGTCGGCGCCGACGTCGAGGATCCCCAGGTGGAACGGCCCCGAGAAGTGGACGGCGGCGAGGCTCACGTCGACCTCCGGCTCAGCCCCAGCACGACGAGCGCGGCGGCCGAGAGCAGGAGCGCGGCACCCGCGAGGGCGGCGCCTTGAAGGACGTAGCCGACGGCGAGGAAGCTCCAAGAGGAAGGGCGGCGGGTCACGGGGCACCGCCTTTCTCGACCGGCACAAGCCCGCGCCTCTGAAGCGCCTCGCGCCACGGCGTGAAGACCCCGGTGTCGCGGTCGCGAAAGCCCCAGGACTGCGCCTTCGGTCCGGTGGAGAAGAGCGTCCAGCAACCGCGTTCCGGCTCGATGAGGTCGACGCGATGGAACGTGTCTGGCTCCAGGATGTTCGTTTCACCCGGCAGGAACTTGTGGCGCGCGATCGACCCGTCGCTCCTGAGCCGCTCCTCCCAATATCCGCCTGCCAGGACGAAGCTCCGGCCGGGCCACGGGTGATTGTGCAGATCGCGGTCGGCGTCGCCGCGGTGGAAGAAGTGCAGGTAGATGTGCCCGCCGTCGGGCGACTCGCGGAGCGTGAACCTGGAGATATAGGGCCCGAGCTCTCCGTGAATCACGCGGCACGGCAGACCGACGGAAAGAGCCTCAGCGAAGCGGAAGGCGGCGGCGCTCACGCGGCACCTGGCTTCCCGTCGACAACGACCTCGGTCTCGTCGGGGCAATCGACCTCGACGCAGAGCGAGTAGCCGACGTCCGAGAGCTCAACCGTGATGGTCCCCGGCAATGGGTCGTCGTCCTCGAAGTCAGGTCCGAAGCGGAGGGTCGTCTCCCAGCCGTGCTTGGTGTGCTGGTTGACGACGACGATGCCCTTGCGTCCACCGATCGCGACCTCGACCGGACGCTCCCAGCAATCGACCTCCTCGGAGCGCGGGCGGTGCCCAACGGCCAGTCCTTCGACCTCCACGAGGTCGTCGCTCGCGCCGTAGATGCGGAGCTTCACGACGCCCTCCCGGTCAGGCGGGCGTGAGCGGCGCGGCGAAGAATCGCCTCGGGCGCGAGCCCGCGCTTCAGACGGCGGGCGATGACGCTGTGGTGCAACCCCGTGCGGCGCGCCCACTCTCGGATCGGAAGCGTCTCACCCTCGAACGTGATCGCGACCGTCTTGCGGGTGTTCGCTTGCTGCTCGTGCCGCGTTGCCCACCCGCAGTTGTTGGCGGAGTAGGGCCCGTCGTTGTCCCGACGGTCGAGCGTAAGGCCCGGCGCGTATCCGGGCAGCACGTCGACCAGGAAGTTTGCGAAGACGAGCCAGGGCTCGTCGACAGCGATGCCTCGGCCGCCATACCGCGCGAAGGCAGGGTCGCTCGGCGAAGTGCAGCGGGCGACCATCTTCCGCCAAACGAAGTAGAGACGACGGCGAATCGGAGGCGGGATGGTGCCAATTCCTCGAGCATGTTCAGGCATGCCGAAGTGTGGTTCCGAATAAGACGGATGCAACGCTTTTCTCATCCTTTCTTCCACTTAAGCGAGAGCTTGCCGGCGCCGTCGATCGTTGCCTTCGAGAGGTGCATGCGGAGCACCTCGCGCTTCTCCTCGACCGTCATGCCGCCCCAGCTCTTCGCGATGGCGCGCAGGGCCCTGAGATGCTCGGGGCCGAAGGCGTGCGACGCGTCGGCCTGCGCTTGCTCGTGCACTGCGCGCTCGCGTTCCAACCGGTCGAGCCGCTGGCCGATGTCCTCGAGCTTCTCCTTCGCCTCGTTCCTGGCGATGACGCCTTCGGCGATGGCGTCGACCACGTTCTTCTGGAGCCGCACGAGCCGCGTCTTCCTCGCCTCGAACGTGAGGGCCATGTCGGACTTCGGGGCCCCCTTCGTCGGTGATGCGAGAAGGTGAATTAGTCGGTTGAGGTGCTCGACAGCGAGCTCCGATGCGCGCTCGTCGATCTCGCGATAGCGCGCGATGGGTCCCGTGCACTTCGGCGTCCTCTCGCGGCGGCTCTCCGTGCGGTTGCGGCAGAGATACCAGCCGCCGTGCTTCACGCTCGCCTTGGGACCCGGGTCGTGGGCGGCGAGGGTCGCGCCGCAGACGCCGCAGCGGACGATGCCGCGCAGGAGAAAGTTCACGTTGCGGGCCGTCGCGCTGTTCGGCCGACCGGACATCTTGCGACGCTCAAGGGCGAGCTGGGCACGACGCCAGGTGGACGGGTCGACGAGCGGCGGCCAGCGCTTGATCCACTGCTCGCCCGGCTTCGCCGGCTCGTTCTTCGAGGCGCGCGGCCGCATCTCGCCGAGCATCGTGCGGCTGCGGATCTTGCGAGCGATGGCCGCGTGGTCAAGACCGCCGACGCCGGGGAACTTCTCCCGCAGCGCGTCCGAGATTTCGCGCAGCGACTCGCCCGCCACGCACCGTGCGAACATCTCGTGCACGATGTGCTCGCGCTCGGGATCCTTCACCAGCGACCGCGCCTTGCGGTCCGCCTTGTACCCGAACGGCACGTCGCCCTCGACGAAGTTACCCATGGCGCGGAGCCTCCGTCGGTTGCCGACCGTGCGCTCCTTGATGCGCGCGTGCTCGAGCTCGGCCGTACTCGCCATGATCGACGCCGCCCACTTGCCCTCGGGCGTGGACGGGTCGAAGCGCTCGCCAATCGAAAAGAAGCGCGCCCCCGCTGCGAGGATGCGTTCCGTCGATTGGAGATAGAAGAGCGTGTGCCGTGACCATCGATCCTGTTTCGTGCAGAGCACCAAGTCTCCCTCGCGGACATCGCGAAGGAGGCGCGCCATCTCTAGGCGCTTTTCAAGTTTCTCCGCGCCGCCTCCCTCGACTTCGACGTAGACGATCGGCGCGGGGTAGCCGTTGGCCGAGCAGAAGCGGGCGAACTCCTCTTGCTGCGCGTCGAGGCTCGTGCCTCGCTCTTCCTGGGCGTTGGAGCTGACGCGGGCGTAGGCGAGGACTCGGGTGGGCTTTTGCATGCGTGGTACCTGTTGTACCCACGCAACAGCAGCTCCCGCGTGCGATCAATGTCCTCGGGCGTGAGGCGATCGTCGTCCATGTCCGTCTGTTCCTCGGCGCAAACGTTCGGGATTGACTTGCTCATTTCTCGCACCCCCACCGCTCGACCTCGACCTTCGGCACCGACGTCGCCACAACCCGCAGCACGTGCCCGGCCCTGCCCTTCGCGCGCAGGCACACGTCGCACACGCTGATCTGGAGCTCGCCGCCCTGCGGCCGGTCGAACGCCGTCGAGCCAAAATGGCCGGCCGTGTGGAAGCACAGCCCCTCGATCGGCTGGTTCGTGCCGCGGTTGTGCACGTTCACGAGCTGCTTGCCGCAGACGATGCAGGGCAGCGCCAGGGGCTCGCCCGGAGCCGGCTCGTCGTCGGGGCACACGCACACGGGCTCGTGGCAGCGGCCGCAGGCCTCGAAGTGGTTCATCTTCACTTCGCGCCCCCCGTCCCGCCCGGGCAGACGCACACCACCGGTCGCGAGAACCCGCGCTGCGGCATGCACGTCAGCCATCCGGGCAAGAGGTTCGCCTTGCACTCCTTCGGCATGATATCTTTCGGCAAGATGCGACAAATCGGATGCGTGTTGGCGAGCACCACGTCGCCGCAGTCTGGGCAGCGCAGTTCGATGTGCAGCACGTTCCCGACCCAGCGCGACTCGCAGAGACGTGGCGCCATGCCGAGCGCATGTCGGAGCCGGTGAGCAAGACCGGAGCGCTTCCGCTCCTCGCGCTCTGCGGGGTGGCGGTACGCGTTCACGGCAACCCCCTGAGGTCGAGGCGTTGGGAGAGCACGTCGCTCCGAGCGGACATGTGATCCATTCGCTCCGACATTGCCCGAATCTGTTTCGCCAACTCGTCAGCGCGTCGACTCAGTAGGTACAAGTGAAGGTCGGTGAGTAAAAGCCACACCACGAGCCCGATTGATAGGATCACGACCACCTCCACAAGACCTTGACGTGGTGCCACCCGACACGCAGCCCGCCGGTGCGCTGCGACCACAGGAGCCCGCCAGTACGGGTGTCGTGGTACTGGAGCACGACGGGGCCGATCGACAGATTCCAGCCGGAGGCGAGTCCGCCGAGGCGCGGAATGCTTTGGAATCGGATCACGACACCACCTTCGCGCCTACGTGCAGCATCACATAGTCCGGAAACCCACTCACGATAGACGTGCGCGCGGCTCGGCCCACGCGTTTGCAGACCGAGATTAGCCGGCTCGCGTTCGTCTCTCGGATCTGAATCGACAGTTCAGCCGGTCGCCCGAGAATCTGATCGCGCACCATGGCCCATTCTACCCCCATGGCGAAGGCAACCTTCGGGTCGATCCCCTCAAGCTCACCGTCATCAATCCCGAAGGGGTCCACCGGTTCGTACTTGATATAAGCGCCGCTCACTCCGCACCTCCCGTCCCGTCCAGCATCCCCGCGTCGACCGCCATGAGCGCGATCTCTACCGGCGGCCGCGCCCCGCAGGTGCACTCCCCCTGAATGCCCACCCGGTGCTGCCCGTAGTTCGGGCACCAGCCCGCCCACAGCGCCTCTCGAGCGCGCTGCACGGCCTCCGCCTTCCGGCGCTGGACGACGCACGTCGTGCACGGCGAGGCCCCGCAGTCGGCCAGGCAGGTCGAGCAGGTGAGCCAGTCCTGGTCGTGGGCGCAGCGGATGCCGCTCATGCGCGCCCCACGGCGGGAGCCTGGACGATCTCGGCCTTCCCCTCGTCGAGCACCTTGTCCACGTCTCGGTTTGGATCGTAACTAGGGCATGTAGGAGCAAGGCAGTTGTTCCAGTCCACGGCTTCGGGGAAGGCGGCGGGGCACACCGTGAATTCACTCCCGCAGGCATCGCAGCGATGCTGCGAAACACGGGTGCCGTACTCGTTTGTCGTGTAACCGAGATGCATGTTCACGTGTCTTCCGAGGCCGCCCGCGCGGCCTCTCGTTGCCGAACAACAGCCGCCACGCCTTCCAAGAAGAACCCCATCGCGCAGCGCGGGTGCTCCGGCGCCGGGTAGTCTCGATTGGCTTCGGTCTGCGACTGGATCTGGAAGTCGACGGGCAGCGCGCTCGCCTGCGACAGGTACAACGCGATCGACGAGCACGTGAGCGACCACCGCGCGTGAAGCCACCCGTTGCTTCCGATGCCCGGGAACATGCCCGCGAAGTCGTCGTCGGAGACGATGAGCCGCAGGTCCACGTCCCGGAAGTCGCGTCGCGCGAGCGCGGAGCCGACGAGGTAGACACCGAAGGCCTCGGGGAAGGCCTCCACAACCATTCGGCACGCCTGGTTCAGAAGGAAGAAGCCGGGAGCGCCGATGTAGTTCGCGCGCTTGTTCACGTGCCCTCCAAGACCGCACGGGCGGCTTCGGCGTCGATCCCGGTGCCCCAGCACAGCGCGCACTTCTCGGTCCCATCGCCGGAACAGTTCTGGCACCGCATCCCCCGCACGCGCTCCCTCAGGGCCTCATGCGCGGCGTGACCGGCGGCGAGGGCCTGCTCCGCGGCAAGGGCTCGTGCGGCGTATTCGTCGACCGCCCTGCAATGGTCCTCGGAATTCGTGCGGATGGCGCGAATCTCTGCGACTAGCGTGTCAGTCTCCGCCGGCTCGTCGTTGTGTCCGTCAGCCTCGTAGACGCAGCCGATCGCCCGAGCAACGGTGAGCATGTCGGCCTTGAGGCCCACCACGCGGGCGCGGGCGGCGTCGTACATTTCCTGCCACGTGTCGGACGATACCTCCCAATCACGCCGCGCCTTGCGCAGCTCCGCCACCTGGGCGAAGGCGGCGTCGCGCTCCTCTTCGCGCCACTTCTCGCGTTGCATCGACGCTTCGACGCCACGGGTCAAAGCAGCCATCGCGTCGAGCGCGGCGTCGCGCTCGGTCGTCGTGCGGTTGTATTCCTCTTCCCAGTAATCACCCTCCTCATAAAGCCGTCGCACCGCCCGCACCGCCGGGTGGTCCGGCAGCGGGTCGGGCGACTCACCGCGGCACAGGGCCGAGATCGCGGCGAGGGCTTGCGCGCCGTCGATGAGCTCGCGAAGCCTATGCATGCGTTTCGAGGTCTCTTCGGGGCTGCTGGACACGGACAGAAGCGCGACGTTCCGTTCCTCGGTCGTAGCGATCAGCGTCCGTGTGAGCGTGGCGTTATCGCCCCGCAGGCGTTCGAGCTCGGCTCTCACACCCGTCGCGCAGACGCCGCACACGACCGCTCGTGATTCGTCGCCGTGCTGGCACTCGGCAGCTACGTCCAGACACACCACCGGGCCCCGATAGGCCTCCGCCCGCAGGCGTTCGAGTTCGTCCAGGAGGGCGGGCAGCGCGGTGCGCAGTCGCGCGTCCCACGTCCGCTGCACGTTGTCTGTCGCGGCAAGGTGCTCACGCACATCCAGGAGCGCGCGGAGCTGTTCGATGTCGGTCACGTCGGTCACGGTGCACCTCGCGGTCGTGGCCCGCGGCCGCGCGCCGGCGGCGCTCGCCAGAACCGCTCCGGTTCCGGCGGCACAACGATCGCTCCCTCAGGCGCCGCGTCAAACGCCGAGAACGCGGCATCCTCGTCGCGGGTGGCCGCAATGAATCGATCTTGATACAGGACCACGAATTCCTCCGGGTGCCACGACAACAAGAGCCGTTGCCTTTCCAGCACCAGCGCATGAGCTCGCGCGACGGCAGACGCGATATCGGCGTCACGGTCAGCGACGATCGCGGCGGCGAGCAGTGCCGCGGCGCGCGTTGCCTGGTCGGTCACTTGCCCGCCTTTCCCACGACTCCGGCCCACGGGAGCGGCGTCGCTTCGGGGGGCGCGTGGGCGTCGCAGTACCGCCGGAAGGTGATTTGTTGCGCACCCTTCCACAAGTCGCTCGCATGCGGCTCGCTCTGCACGACCTGCGTCGCCATCGCACTGCAAGAGGCGCAGCCAACGTGACCGAGGTGGCGCACGTCGGCGAGTAGCGCGCGCAGCCCCGCGAGCTCGGCCGCGGCGTCCGCGGGGGTGGTGATGGGCTGACCGCCGTCTGGCTCGAACCGGTATTCCAGGCGCTTGTCATGGTCGACGGCGAGCTGAACCAACCAACCCGGGCCAAGCATGAGAGACACCGCGCGCGTGTGCGCGTCGCTCCTGGGCAGGCCCGTCGTGTCAAGCTCGATGCGCTCACCCGTTGCAGCGATGGCAACGAGCCAGTGGCGCCGAGGTGTGGAGGTCATTCCGCCCAAGCGAACGCTCTTGAGCGGAACGATCTCGCCCGAGTCGGCGACGAAGCGCGCCGGTCCGTTGTCGTAGACAACCTCGCCCTCACCGAGGGTCGGATGCTTGCATCGGTCATGCGATTGACGGTCGATGTTCATCACGCCTCACCTACACAGGCTTCGCCCGCCACCGGCGCCAGCGACTCGTACGCCGCTCGACACGCACACACGTCGGGACAGCGGTCCAATGTGTCTCCGCAGACTCGGCAAAAGCCGCGCTGCCGCACCGCCGCGAGCAGCACCTTGAGCGCCGCCGCCCTGCCCTCGGCCGCCTCGCGCCAGTTGTCGCGCTCGCCGCAGAGCTCGTCCAAATCGGCGCCAAGCTGTGCGCGCTCGACCCGACGCTCGACAACGGCTCGCGCCTCGCTCCGCCGGGCGGCATCCCGCTGCTCGGTCAAGAGGGCGGTGTAGACGCGGTAGTTTGCGAGGGCCATGTCCTTGCCGGCGTCGTCCTCGGCGGAGACGACCAGGAGGCCGAAGAGCTGGCAGAAGGCCTTGCCGTCGGCGATCCAGCGGGAGAAGCGTTGGCGGAGGGTCATGGCTACTCCTCCGCGTCGTTCATCGTCGCGCCGCTCGCGCTTGGCGCGTTCGGCTTGATGTCTACGACCTCGGCGTCCGCGCCAGGCTCGTCTCCCTTGCTGCGGATGGCTTCGCGGCTCCACTCGATTTGGCGGCGGTTGCACTCCGCGTCGTTGAGCTTCATGTCGATCGCGTAGCGGTTGAAGTACTCGTAGTCGCTGCGCATGAACGGGAAGACGCACTGCGCGGCGACGGTGATGTCGAGCGACACGCCCACCTCGCCCACGTTCGGAAACACGATGCGCTCGGAGAAGAACCGCTCGTGCACCTCGTGACGCGCTCGCCCCGACGGCTTGGTGCCGCGGAACGCCTGAACGGCATCGTGCACAGCGCCGAGACTTGCGCCGATGACCCTCGACAGTTCTCGCTTCGTGAACGCGCGCGGAACGGTCATGGCGCCGTCGCCGCCGTTCGCCGCCGCATCGAAGGTCGGCATCCACGTCTTCACCATCGGTGGCTTTGCGCGGTCGTTCCCGTGGTTGTGCGCCGTCCTGCCGAAGAGGTGAACGAGTTTGATCATCGTGGGACTCAGTTCAAGCTTGTCGCAGATGGGCTCGTCGTCGCGAGTGAGGTGCAGAATGAAACGCCAGGGCGCCGCGAGCTTGTTCTCGACGTACTGCTCCGCCTTGCGCACGTTCTTGTAGTAGCCGGACGTCGCGAGCTCAGAGAGCTCCGCATTTCGACGCGCCGCGATTTCCTTGAGCTCTTTCCTCACGACTTCTTCCCTCCGTCGATCACGGACAGCATCATCTGCCGCCCGGCATTCGTTTGGCCTTGGATCGCTTCGACCTCGCGCCACGCGCGCAGGGCCACGTCGCGCACAAGCTGGCCGTACTCGTGATGCTCAGTCGGTCCGATTACCGACTTGAGCGGACGCCGCGAAAGGATGGCGTCTAGGTTCTTGTAGACGTCGAACAGCTCGCGGTAGTCGCGCTGGTACTTCTCGGCCCCATCCTGCATCCGCTGTTCGTGGTCGCCCTTCTCGGCCCTCGGCTTCGGAGTGGCGACGGCCTTCAGCGCAGACCCGTCCGTGATGGTGCCGCCCTGGCGTTTCACCTCGGCGCGAACAGCCTTCGCGGCCGGGGTTGCCTTCACGGCTCCGGAGTTGACCGCGGCCTTGAGTTCATCGGGAACGCCTGGCGTCGTGAACACGTCCTCAAGCGCTTCCGCCTGATCGCGGCCGACGTGGAGCATCTCGGCGGCTTCGTCGCGCGCTTCAATTCCGCGGCTAGCCGCGGAATTGACTTCCTTATTCTTCAGAATCTTGGAGTTCGTATTCCCCTTCGGCGCGCCCTTCTTGCCCTTGACGCCGCCGGCTTCCTTCGGCGTTTCCTTCAGCCGCTTGTAGGCCAGCGCGACCTCGCCCGGCTTGAGCTGTCGTCGATCCGTGTTGCAGCGAATGAGCAGTTCAAGCTCCGAACGGTATGTGTCGAGCCCGTGGATGATGTGCACCGGGACCTTCGCCATCTTCAGTTCGACCGCGATGGCGTGCCGGATGTGGCCGGAGAGGATGGTCCCGTCCGGCTTCACCGCGAGCGGCTCGATGATGCCGAGCTTCCTGATCGAAGCGCGGATCTCGTCCCACTGATCGCACTCGTGCGGGTCGCCGAAGATCGTCGCGTTCTCGGGGTGTGGCCGAAGCTGCGACGGGGCCCAATACTGAATCGCCACGCTGCTTGTCATACGGTCCACCCCTGCTCGCGAAGCACATCCGCAATATCCGGCGGCGAGTACCCCGCTCCCTTCCGCGCCTTGCCGCTCTCATCCCGCCCCGCCCCGGCCTTCGTGAGGTTGCTTCTCGTCACCTCGGCAACAACCGCGTCGCCGTCGATCCCGGCATCGATGAACGCGCCTGCGGCGACGAACAGCACGTCGGCCGCTGCGTCCGCGTACTCGACAAGATCCACATTGAGCGGCGCCGTGTCGGCGATGCCCATCAGCGTGGTCTCGGCACGTTGGAGCGCCTTGGTGGTGGACTCGTTGCCGAGGTCGACGACGGACGCGATAAACTCGAGCGCCTCTTCCACGATGAGCTTCGCGCGAAGGCGCACCACGGGTCCTGGCGGCACGCCGGGCGCCTCCGGCTGGCGTTGACCTACGGCGGCGAAGAACGAGCGAACCTGGGATTGCAGCGTGGCGCGGCGCTCCTGGACGAGGCGCGTGTTTGCTGCCTGCAACTCGTCACGCTGCCGACGCAGGTGGTCCCGCTCGCAGAGAACCCGCGCGAGCGCATCGGCCACCGTCTCGCCCGGCTGCTCGGCCCCGAGGTAGGCGTTACTCACGGCAGCCCCCAAGCGCGAGCACGTCCTCGCGGAGGCGCTCAATCGTACGCTTCAGGTTTTCGTTTTCGGCCCTTGCCGAATCGCGCAGCTGCAAAGCTTCCGCCGCCTGCACCGTTAGCTCGACGTCCCGGGCGCGCAGAAACTTGTTCTCCACGCGCGTTCGCTCGTGGGCGTCCTGCTCAAGGCGGAGCGACTCCTCGTATTGAAGGCAAAGACCTTGCAGTCGAGCGCCCTCGTTCTCGGCGCGCATCTGCTCGGCCTCGGCCTTTTCGGCGCGACCTTCCACGTTGGCCAGCTCCTCAGGGTCTGGCAGCGTGGGCTGCGGAGTGCGCGCCTTGGAGCGTGGCGGATACCCCAACTGACGCAGCGCCTTGTCCTCGTCGCTCTCAGGCGGGGGACAGGCGCCGGGGTCGGGAAGCGCATTGGCACCCAAGCCGGCAGCCCACATGTAGGCGTCGTCAGACATTGCGCTTCCTCCCAGGCGGCAGAATCTTCTTCGGGTCGACCCTCAATACGTCGGGCATGTCGACCGGGCGCCCACGTGGAATCGCGCCGCTCGCAAACGCGGGCCCCGTCAACTCGGCGGTGTCGAGCTCGAGACGAGCGGCGACGCCGCGCGCCCATGAGGACTGTTTAACCGTGAGCGGTCGGCGAGTCCTCGAAGCGAAGTCCTGCATCGACTCGAACGCTTCGCGCTCGTCATCGGTCAGGCGGTCGTCGGCGAGGAGAGCGCGAAGATACTCGACGTCCGTCATCGCCCCAACTCCCCGCCGCGCTGCACTGCGGCCATCACGGCCTGGACGCCGAACACGTCGAGACAGAGCGCGAGTACCAGGTCACGGCCAATGCACGCGCTCATCTTCTCGAGCAACGCTCGCCCTAGCGCGATCCGCACTCCGTCGATCCGACCAAGCACGAGGAATGTGTCGCCAAGGTCGAACGGCTCTTTGCCACGGACGGCCTGATAGGCCGCGTCCTTGTCGCAGTTCAGCGCGGCACCCACCTCGGCGTACGACACGTGTGCGGCAACCGCGACGAGAAGCATGCGCGCGCGCTCCTGTCGGGCTCGGCCTCGCACCTCGTTACGCCACGGCCCGCTGAACACGTTTTCACCCGACGCGACGACGCTGGCACGCGGATTAGCCGGGCCCATGCTCGTTGCATGAACAGCCGTACGCACTCCGCTTTCGCGCATGCCGATGGTCTTGGGCCTGAGCCGCTTCGCCTCGTGGGAAAGCGCGTCGAACCTAGCGACGTCGTTGGGGTCGATCTTCCGAATGGCACTCACGGGTCAGCCTCCAGTCCGGAGCCAATTGCCACGATTATCGATCGTGCCCGTCGCGCGCTGTCCCGCCTGGTCGTCCACGATCCGCTGCCCGCGAACGACAACGACGCGCCACGAGGCGGCCCGAGAGGCGCGAATCCGAGTCGCGAGGACGCGGCGGAACCACGGCAGACGCGGAGCCACTTACTGAGCCTCGGCGGCAACGCCGCACGTCGCCGTGGACTGCTGATCCTCGAACGCCATGCGCGAGATCGCGGCCATCACCTTCTCGCCCGCTTGCCGCTCCGCTCCCTCGGGAAGCGAATCCACGGCCCGGTATCCGGCGCTCATCAGGATGAGCTTGTGCTCGTCGGAGGCGCCGACGATTCGGCGAATGAGGCGGACGCGGACGGCCTCGACGAACCCGAAGTCGGCGACGATCCGCTGGGCGCGCTTGTGGACGGTGCTCACCTAGGCCGCCTTCCCTGCGGGCTCGGCGTCAGCCAGCGCCGTCAGCTCGCGCTCGAGGGCCGCATACAGCGCCCGGGCCCGCCGAAGCCTCTCATGGTCGCCCTCGGTCACGAGCGCGGCAACGAGCGTCGTGGTCGCCGCGAGTTGCTCCCCGAGGCGTTCGACGGAGGCGTCCTGCGACTCGTTTGGGATGGGGTCGCCTGGTGCAAGCCAGGCCGCCCGCACGAGGTACTGCGCGATGGCGGTGCGGAGCGCTTCGGCGGCAGACTCGGCCCATGCGCGGGAGCCCTGAGCGAGGGCAACGGCAGAGCCGAGGACCGTCAGGGTGCAGCGGTCGCCGGTGCCGTGAACGACGATGAGGTCGCGGAGGGAGGGCATGGCTATCGGCCCGCCGCCTTCGCGAACGCCGCAAGCTCGTCGCGCTCGTCCTGCGACTCCCACGACGCATCCGGCACGTCGCCACCCGACCAAATCCTAATCCTTGTCCGCAGCTTCGCCCGTGGCCTGCTGACGCGATTCAGCCAGTCGGACATCGTGGCGTCCGACACCTGGAGCGCCTCCGCCGCGTCGTGCGCCGAGAAGTCCAGCGCCTTGATGTGTGCGCGAAGTAGATCCGCGCCGGAGTCAGCGGAGGGAACCGGGGCCGTTCGAGCCATGGCAGTTAAGCTAACTGAAGCGACACGAAACCGCAAGGGCGAACCCGAAAAAAAGTTAGGTTGCCTAAATTCGGCGCCTTTTACGGTGGCGCCATGCCGAAGCAAGCCGAGCTGACCGTGGGCCGGTACCTACAGCACCTCGCCCTCGAGTGGATGCGGGCGAACGACACCACCGCGAAGGACTTGGCGAAGCGCGTCGGAGTGAGCGGGGCTCAGATGCATGCCGTCGTGACCTTCGGGCGCGGAGCCGGCCCCAAGACCGTTCGCGGCTTCGCCAAGCTGCTCGGGCTCGAGAAGTGGGACCTTGAGCGCGACGCCGAGCAGTGGGAACGTGCGCACCCCGTTCCGCTCGACGGACCCGTCGACCTTGACGAGCTTGGGCCTGCATTCCGCGAGGCGGTCGAGCGCAACCCGAGCCGCTGGACACACGACGACATTCGAGCCGCGGTCGCTGCGCGTGGGTCGGATGGCTTCGTGAGCATGACGCCCGAAGGCGTCGCCGACTTCATCGACAGCATCGCGCAGGCGAACAAGCGGGCAACCCGCGAAGCTGCACTCGTTCAAGCGACTCCCCGGGGGCGTGTGCTTGCGCTGCCGCCCAAGTCTGAGCCGGACGAAGTGGAAGAGCGGAGGCGGAAGAGCGGGAAGAAGCCCCGCAAGAGCCGGCCCAACTAATCGTGCGCTTGGGTGCCGGCCGCGAACGCGTTTAGAAGCACGGCCTGATCAACCTGGAAGCAGGCGCCCGCAATCGGCGAGCACACGGTGCCGTTTTGCTGGTAGCAGGTCGGCACGCTCTTCACGCTGTAGATGTTCGACACGCACTGCGTCGCATCGGTCTCGACGTAGTAACGCGGCGCCGCCGTCGCGCCGCATGCCGCCGTCGCGTCGAACGGTGGGATGCGCTGGAACTTCTGGCTCTGGATGCAGTTGGAGTCAGGGTACGCGTAGTAGAACATGTCCGCTACCCCAACGGTCGGCAGGCATAGGAACGACCCGTCGCTCATGACCTGGAAGTCGCAGTCTTCCGCCCTCTGCGAGTCGTAGAACGTGCCGAGGTAGTGGCGCGAGCCGTCCGCACCCGTCACGTAATTCGCCTTGAGCCGCGTCCCGCTCTCGTCGGCGTACGCCTCCGGCATGCCCGCGCCAACGCCTGCGCCCTTGCCGCTGCTCACCTTCGAAGACGACCCAGCGCCGCCGGCTCCGCCGGCTCCGACATGGTGAGCGAGATGTTCGGCCGCCCCGCCGCAAGTCGCCACCGCAAGGAACACGGCTACCGAGCCGCCGACCAACTTTGCAACCTCTAGGATTCGCATGTCGACATGGTAAGCCGCACCGCACGGGCGTCGAGCGGGAACGGGTGAGCAGCGCGCCGGACTTCGCCCGCGCTGTAACGCGCCGCCTCGGACGATTACCCCTTCCGCCGCAGCCGCAGCGGAGCGATCCTACGACATGGATCTGGGGGACCTTGAGGCGCTCGCAGTGGACGCGATCGAATCGGTCAATGAAGACCCGGAACGCCCGCCGTCGGCGTTCCGGCTGGCTCGTGCGCACCTCGGCGCGGGCTCAGTCGATCGGCCGCGAATGATGGCCGGGCCACCCGCCGTCACGTTCGAGGTGGCAGGGCAACAGCGCATCGCGATCAAGGCGTCGGTGCCGCTCGAATATGCGCACTTCTATTGCGCGCACGAACTTGGACACGTGCTCCTCGCTCGCGGTGGCTACCGCGGTCCTCGCGACGAGGAAGAGGTCTTCGCCAACTATCTCGGCGCCGCGTTGCTCATGCCACGCCCGGCGGTGCGCTCGTTCTATCGGGCCGAGGGCCTTTCGCCGAGGCGGCTCGCGAAGGCCATCGTCTGCACGCAGACTGCGGCAGCGCTCCGCTTCGGCGAGGTACTCCTTTCACCGCTGGCCGTCGTCGCTCCCGCCAGCGTGCGCGTCCGTGGGCCCGAGGCGTGGGTCTGGCCCGACGAGCGCACCATCCGCCGTTGGGCCGCCGGTCGCCCAGGGCCCGGCGTCACGAAGGTCAAACTGACCGACCAGAAGCGCGTCGCGCTCATCGGCAGCGACGACGACGCGGCGTAGCTACTTCTCGCCAGGCTGCTCGGCCCAGTCGGTCGACACGAGGCGGACAATGCGCACGCCGTCGGACGACGGGCTGCGGGTCTTCTCAGGGAACGCGAGCTCGACCATGGCGCGGTGTTCGCGGCCGTCCTTCGTCAACTCGAAAAGCTTCTGGCCGTCGCCCGTCGTGCGCTCGATGTATCCGGGCAGGTCGTCGTTGTTCGAGTCGCGGACCCGCACGGACAAGTGCGACTCTTTCGCCCTGGCAAACTCGAAGTTGTAATAGTCGGAGAGCTTAACGCCCACGCGGAACGTGGTCGGTGTCGTGGCGCGTAGCGACTTGAACGCCGCGATCGACGTCGGGTTGTACGTGTTCGTGCAACGCCAGTCGACCTTGAAGCCGGCCGTCGTGTTCGTCAGGCAGAACGGCGTATCGCTTTCGTGGACGCTTGCGCGACAGAGGCCGCCGAGGGCGAGCCCTTCGCATGCCGCGACGTCCGTCGCACTGTGCTTGAAGACGCAGGACGCCTTGCCCTTGTACTTCTCGGCTAGAAGCGGCGCGTTGCCCGTTGGGTTGACGATGAGCGCCAGCCGGTCCGTGCACTTTGCTGCCGAAAGATAGGCCTCAAGAACCGCGAGGGCCGTGCCGCCCGCCGCGGGCGTACTCGGAGCGCCGCCGTCGGCGTCGCCAGTGCCCGACTTGCCGCACCCGATCAGCACAAGCGCTACCGCCAACAAGCTCCGCATCATCCGCGCACCTCCCTCTGTTGCCGAGGGTAGCGAGCGCCCTTGGCCGACAGGCGAACTTTTTTGGCGCGACCTTGACGATTTTCTCTTGCACTTCGGTTCGGTTCGGTTAACCTATCTGAACGATGGCAACGCGATTCGAGCCCCTCTTCACCGTCGACCGCGACGGCGACCCCTGCTCCCTCCCGCTCTCCCGCCTGACCGAGGAAGAGCGCGACCAGCACCTTCGCGGCGAGTACAGCGGCCTCACGGACGAGGCAGCTGCCGAGCTCGCGGCGACCATCACGCCCGACGAGTTTCGTCGACACTGCGGGAGCTGGGACGGCAACCTGCTCGCGGCGTACTACCGGCTGCACTCGACGCCGGCGACGGTGGCGATCGTGGCGCTGACCGTGAGCCCCGAGGCGGCGGCGCTGCTTGCCAGCTTGGAGGCAGCGTGAAGGCCACGAACGGCTACGACAAGGGCTTCCGCACGCAGCGCATGCACGACGTCCGCGCCATCTCGCTGGCCGAGTGCCGTCGCGGCCCGTTCGTGGTCACGAGCGACAAGCAGGCGAGCGCGGCCATCGCAACGATCTCGGCGGCGCGACTCGGCGACAACGCGGAGCTGCTCGCGCTGCATCAGGCGGCCGTGTTCGCGCTGGAGCGCGGGACGGCGGACGTCATCCGCGCTCGGATTGAGGAGTACCGCGTGGCCGTGGTGGCCTCGCGAGAGACGAAGGGAGCAGCGTAACTGATGAAACGGTGGACGTGTCCGAAGTGCAGCAGCGGAGCACTCGCGCCCCGCGCACCGCGCCGCGACGACGTGCGCCGCTACTGCCTCGCGTGCTCGAAGAAGACCGGGCACTTGGTCGAACGAAAGTGCCTCGCCGCGGAGAAGGCCGTCGCGGTGACTCGCGAGAAGATGGCCGCTCTGCGCTCCGAGCGAACGCGGAGGGTGCGGGAGAAGGCCTCGACTCGCTGGACAGCCGGTGGCCATGATGTGCGTGCCCTGGCGCGTCGATGCTGGACGGCGCTCGTGGACGTCGCCTTCCCGAAGACCACGTTCCTCGGCGATGCGGCGAGCCTGCTCGACATCCCAGAGATCGTGCTCCGGCGCTCGAAGCTCCACCCGCGGCAGGCGTCGGGACGGGGCGGGAGGAGGCGCATTACGCTCCGCATCGGTTTCGAGGCCACGCGTGCGGCAGTAGAGATGCTCGTCCTCCACGAGCTCGCGCACTCCGCCAACGCGCGGAACGGCGGGCGCCGAGATGGACCGCACGGGCCGTCGTTCAACCGGATCCTCTCCGGCGCGAGCGTGAAGCTTTTCGAGCTCGGCTTACCGATCCAGTCCGGCTATGGCCCATCGAGGTTCCTCGAGCGCACGCTTGCGAAGCGATACGGGGAGGCGACCATCTACCCGCGACTCCGGCGCGGCGACAACCGCATCGACGTCACGCTCGAAGACGCCAAGCGTCGGATGGGCATCGTGCCGGACGACGCAACCGGCGCCCCGCAGCAGCTCATGCCAGCAACCGAAGGAGTCGAGTAATGGCCTGCTTCTTCTGCGGCGACCCGGCGGCTCATCCGTCCACGGGTTGTCAATACTCCCCGACCTGTCTGGCTTGCCACGCCTGCGTGGCCTCGTTCTGGGCTTGGGTTCGACGCCATCAGGCCAAGCGGTGGGCCGGCGCGGACTTCTTTGCCGCCGCAGGAAAGGTGTTTCCGTCGTGAATCGCGTTTTCGCAGACCTGCTCTGCTTTCTGTTCATCTTCGGCGCCGGCTGCGGCGTTGGCCTCTGGCTGCGGTCGGGCCGATGAGCAGTCGCGCTGTAGAGGCCCTGTCTGTCGAGCTCACGCCCGAGGAGCGGGCCCTCGTGAACATGAGCCTCCGAGACCTGCTCGCGCGGGCTGCCCGCGGAGAGCAGTCGACGGTTCCGCCACCCAGGAGAGAGCCGTGAAGGCGAGGCGGTGCACCCGCTGCGGCAAGACTGGCGCGACCGAGCGTCATGACGACTGCGCTGAGGTGGAGCACTGGTTTCACAAGGCGTGCTGGCTGGACTTCAAATGGTGGCTGAGCGGCCATGATGGGCCGCGGAGGAAGAGGGACTGACACGTGGACATCCTTGAAGCCATTCGCCGGGCAGAAAACGCGCGGGCCAAGCGCCTTATTAAGGCGCTCGTCACTTCTCACGGCGACTTGCGCGCGGCACTGCGGCGCACTTCGGAGGCCGAGCAACAGAGCAAGGACCTGAGTGCCAGGGTAACCGAGCTCCATGCGGAAGCCACCGAGCTCCGCAAGAGAATCGCGGACAGGCGCGACGCCTCGGCGGCCATCGTGTCGTTCGCGACGCGCGTCGAGTCGTCCGCGCCCTTCGACGCCCCCGTAAGCGGCTGTCCGACGTGTTGCCCCACCGCGCCGGAGCCAGGACCGATGTGTTTGCGTCATGAGGCGCGCCGTCTGATCAACGAGTACGAGGAGATCCCTTTCTGATGCGTCACGACCCTCTCCTCTCCGACCTCGGCGGCTCCCTCGCCTTCGTGGCCCGCGGACGGCGCCCGTTGCGCATGATGTTCGCCGCGCTCCGTTTCGGGCTCGCCCCGCGCGAGGCCGCCAGGGTGGCGCGCGAGGCCGAATGGCTCGGCGAGGACGCGCTGGCCGATGACGACGTGTTCGAGCGGTGGCGGGAGGTGCGGTCGTGAGCGCCACCGTCGACACTCAGCGCCGGCAACCACGGCGAGGCGCGAAGCCCGATGTGGAAGACGCGCGCGTTCTCGAGTTCTGTGGCCTGCTCGGTCACACCGTAATCGTGGTGTGCAGTCGCTGCTGTTCGGGCTGCGACAAGCAGGGGCGCGGGCGCTCCTCGACGCTGCACACGACGAGCGTGGCGAATGCCCGCACGTTCGCCGCCGAGAACGCTGGCATTGACCCCGTTATCTATCGGCTGACGCGCCACGGCTGGCGGGCGGTGGGGCCGTGAAGCGCGACGAGACCGCCCGCAAGGCGCTCAAGGCGCTGCGCGAGGAGACGGAGCACGCGCTGCATGAGCTGTGCTGCTGCGATGAGCCGAGCCCGGCGGACGTGGCCACGTGGCGCGTGCTCGAGGTGCTCGACGCCAGGCTCCGACTCTTGGAGGACGACAATGGCTGAGCGCTGCCACACGTGCGACCAGCTCACGCCAACCACTGAGAAATGGGAACGTGGGCGCGATGTAGAAAACATGCACCTCTGTTGGCAACCGGAAGGCTCCGACTGCTGGGCGCACAAGGTCGACTGGCGGGCTCGGGCGCTCGTGGCGGAAGCGGTGGCTGAGGCGGCAGTGTATCGACGCGACCCCGACGTCGAATGCGCGATTTGCGGAGCATGGCAGCCGGGGTGCAAAGCCGATTGCCCGCTGTTGGTATACCAGCATTCGCCCGAGAGGGCGGCAAGGAAGGAGGCATAATGCCCCCGCTAAGCGAAGCAGACATCGCGCTCCGGCTCGAAGGAATCGGAAGCTCTGATATCTCCGCCATCGCCGGCGTGAACCCGTACCGCGGCCCGCACGACGTGTGGCTCCGCAAGATGGGCATTGCCGATGACGACGTGAACGAGGACTCGACGTGGCTCGGCCACGAGCTCGAGCCCGTCTGCGGACGTCGCTACGAGCGCGAGATGGGAGCCGCGCTCAAGCCCGGTCCCGGAACGCAGCGCGACGCCGTGCGGCCCTGGATGGTCGCGACGACGGACTACGAGCGCGCCGACGGTTCCCGCATCTGCGAGTGTAAATATGTGGGTCAGCGAGTTGCCTGGTCGTGGAGTTTGGACCAAGCCGACGGCGCTCCGTACTACGTGCTCACGCAAGCACAGTGGCAGATGCACGTCCGCGGGATTCACCGGTGCGACGTGGCCGTCATCTTCGGCGGAACGGCCGAGTTTCGGATCTACGAATTGGAGTACAACGAAACGCTCGCAAAGCGCCTGATTGATATTGCGGACACCTTCTATCGTGCGCATATTCTCACGCGCGCGCCGCCACCGATCGACGGGACGGAGGGGGCGACGAAGACGCTCCTGGCGCTCTACCCGAAGAACCGACTCGACATGAGGCCGGCTCCCGAAGGCGCAGAGCAGTGGGTCGCCAAGCGGGAGGCGGCCGACGCAGAGCTCGAACGGTGGGGAACGGAGCACTTACTCGCGTCGAACAAGCTGCGAGAGGCTATCGGCGAAGCGGACGGAATCGTGGGGCAGTGGGGGCGAGTCACTTGGAAGGCTAATAAAAACGGGGTCCGGTCACTCCGGATTCACAAGGCGAAGGAGAACGCAGCATGACCACGAATGCACCGCAGAACGGAAACGGCCAGAGCAAGGCCATTGTGAAGAAGCCGGCCGAGCGCCTCGCCGACGTCAAGGCGGAGTTGACCAAGGCCACGCCGCTCTTGAAGATGATGCTGCCCAAGCACGTCACGATCGACCGGATGATCCGGGTCGCCACGGCGTGCATCAGCCGAACGCCGGCTCTTCTCGCCTGTACGCCGAGGTCGATCGTCCTCGCGATGACGCAGGCTTGCGCTCTCGGCTTGGAGCCTGGCACGCCGCTCCAGTTGTCCTACCTGGTCCCCTTCGGCCGGGAGGCGCAGTTCATCCCCGGCGTACGCGGCCTGATTCGTCTCGCCATTCAGAGCGGCGAGGTGCAGTGGATCCAGTCCCGAATCGTGCGAGCCGGCGAAGACTTCGAGGTTCACTACGGGACCGAGCAGAAGATCGTGCACCGGCCGAGCGCGAGCGCGGGTGATGACGAGGTAATCAAGCCTGAGGACATGATCGGCGTCTACGCCGTGGCCGAGATGAAGAACGGCGCGCGCCTGTTCGAGTTCATGTCGAAGGCCGACGTGCTTGCGATCCGGTCGCGTTCGCAATCTGCAAACAATGGCCCATGGGTGACCGACTTCGGCGAGATGGCTCGCAAGACCGTGATCCGTCGCCTCTGCAAGGTTCTCCCTCTCTCCGAGGAGAAGCTTGCTCGAGCCCTCGACCACCAAGCGCGTGCGGAGTCCGGCGAGGGCCCGGACCTAACCGACGTCATCGACGTCATGGGCGAGTCGGTCGACGCCGAGACGGGCGAGATGGTGCCGAACACGGCGCCCGCGTCGCGCACGGAGGCGCTCGACGCCGAGCTTGCCAAGAAGCAGGGCGGTGCGGCGTGACGCCGAGCGAGGAGCTTCTCAAGACGGCAAACCGTTGCGCCACCGCTCTCGAGCGCATCGCCAAGGCGCTCGAAGCTGGCTCCAGCCCGACGAAGGCCGCGGCCGGGAAGGGCAACGGTACCGGTAAGAGCGTCGAGGTCGCCGCGGACTCGGACCTGGACAGCCAGTGGGGCGACCCGACGATCAACAAGGACCCGCCCAGGTGGAAGGGTGAGAGCTACGTCGGGTGCTCGTTCTCCCAGACGTCGCCCGAATATCTAGACGATCTTGCCTCGTTCAAGGACTGGAGCGCCGCCAAGAGCGACGAGAAGGGCGAGGTCGACAAGAACAATCGGCCCAAGAGCTTCTACGCCAAGAAGGACGCGGCGAGGGCGCGAGGCTGGGCCGCGAGGCTGCGAAACGGGTGGGGCGCTGGAGCAAACGCGCAGGCGGCAAGGTCCGCCGTCGAGGCGGTCGAGGACGAGGGGCTGCCGTTCTGATGAACTTCGTTGACCGACTCCGCTGGCTCCTCGTCAGCTATCACCTCCACCGCGCGGCTCAGGAGTCGCGGTGGCGCTCCGCCAAGATGGCCTGGCGGGCATGGCGAAGGGGCGGCCGATGAGCACCGTCAACGTCGCCTGCGGCTCCGCTCGCCGCGTCCTCGGAGAGGCGCCCGTCGTCTGCAACCGCGAGCGCGGTCATGCGGGAGAGCACTGCTGCGACGCCGTGGGTAATCGCACGTGGTGGCCGCAAGACGTCAGGGCCGAAGAGGCTGTCGTCGATGAGCGAGCGCGACACGCGCCCCCAGTGGCGCCCATCCGCCGCGACCTTGACGCCATGGCGGTCCGCGTTGCCGCGCTGGAAGCCGCTCGGCCTGCCATCGATGAGCCGAGCGTGGCGGCGCTCGTGGCGCGCGTCAAGAACCTGAGCGCCGACAACAACGGCCTCGCCGCGGCGCTCGCTGAGCTTGAGCGCCAACGCGACGGCGCCCTGGTCGAACGCGACCAGTACCTGAAGCACAGCGAGTATCTGGGTGGCGAGCTCGCGAAGGCTCTTGCGCGCATTCGCGCCCTCGAGGGTTCTGCGGCCGAGCGCTGCCGGGCGGAGGCCGAGCTGCGGCGGGTGCGGCCTGTCCTTGAAGCGCTGCAGGGGTGGCTACGATTCGAGGTCTGCCGCGAGCGCCTATTCGACCACACGCGCGTTGCGGTCCTCTACGACGCGGCGAGCGCCTACTTCGACGGTGGTCTTTAGATATTGGCGCTTCATGACGCCCAAAGCCCCCGAACCTTGCGGCGCGGGGGCTGGAGCGGCGGGCCTACCCGCCTACGCGGCGAGGTGCCGGCGGAGGAAGTCGAGGTCGAGTGCGTCAACCGTCGTGCGCCTACAGGCCGCCGCGATGGCGCGCTCGCCTACGTCACGCGGAGCGTTCTTGATGGCGTAGGCGAGATCGCGGATGTAGTCCGGGTCCGTCGCGTCGGCGTCGAGCCACGACTTCACGACGACGATGGCCTTCGCCCGCGAGGCAGCCGCCGCGGGGGCGTCGACATTGACCGTGCCGCAGCCGCCGCACGTGAAGCAACGGCCACTTTCGATGTTGGTCCAGTTGAGGCGGCCCTTGCCGCTGCACTTGGGGCACTGCACCGTCACGGTCTTGCTGCTCTTGGTCGTCGTCGTCATGCCTTCCCTCTAGCGAAGAGTATGCCACGCGTGTCACTTGGCGCGCGCTCTGCTACGGTGTCGAACTATGTCCAAACCCGCCCCCATTCATCAGCAGATCCGAGCCATGCGGGAGGCCGCTGGGCTCTCTCAGGCCGAAGTTTCGCGGCGAATCAAGGTCAGCCAGAGCGTCGTGGTCCGCATCGAGAGCGGCAACCACGAGCCGCGCATCGGGACCCTCAAGAGGATTGCGAAGGTGTGCGGGTATACCGTTCTCGTCCAATTCGTTCCCGACTCCGCACTTAGTTCAAGGTCTTGACACGTATGTCATACCCAGGCAAGACAGCGCGTATGTATCGGTAATCGCAGCAGATTGCGGCGTTGAGGCCTCATCCGAGTGAGCGCGCGTATGACATACGTGTCACGGTTCAAGTGTGATGCTAGCGGAATTCGAAACGACGCCGCTCGTTTCTCTCGCATATGACTCACGTGTCAACGCTGGCACAACCCATGCAATGAGTCTCTGGCATGAAGACGACGACGACCCAGGCGACCTCGACGAAGCTCTTCCACCTCTTCCGCCGCCCCGAGCAGTGCCTCCCGGCGAACAGCAACTCCGTGCCGGCGTTCTGCTCGGTCGAGTCGATCCCAGGCTGGCTCTACACCCAGGCGGCTGCCCGCGTCGTCGCACGTCGCGCCCGCTTCTCGCCCGTGGCCTTCAACGAGAAGGTGACGTCGTGAGCCGCGCGGCCCGCATCGCCACGCTCGTGCTCATCGAGGCAGAGCTTGCGGCCTGCGACGACATGCCGGAAGAAGACTACGCCGCGGCACGTGCGTTGCTAAAGGATTTGGAAGAGACGAGCGAGACGGAGGAAGAGCGATGAACCCCGATGCGATTCTGCGGATGACCGACGACGGCGACACGTTCGAGTGTACGTGGGCGAGCTTTGCTGAAGCGAACGCGGATACGCCGGGCGTGGTTGCCGAGGTTGCTGCGCTGGCAGCTGGCGACTCCGTTACGCTCGGCTTCGACGTGAAGGTGGAGCGCGTGTCATGACCAAGACCAACCGAACCCCCGCCCGCCTCACCCAGGAAGAAGCCGCCGCCTGCACGCATCCCGACCTCGCGCCCCACGTCGAGAATGACCTCGGATGGTTTCGGTGAATGGGCTACGTGTGCCCGCGGTGCGGGTTCGAGTGGGCCCAGAACGTGGGCGGCACGCTGGCCGAGGCGATGGCCGAGTGGCCTGCGTACGTGATGGGGGAGCCGCTACCGGAGCGCGTGCGGCGTCGAGATGACGATCCCGATTTCTGAACGACAGGAGACCGACCGATGAAGCCGAACAAGACACCCGCCAGCCTCGACGCGGACCGGACCGCGAAGCCGAGGACGCGGCTCGTTTGCCGCCTCTGCCGCTCCTGTCGCGGCTACGGCCACATGAACGACATGACCGGGCCGAGCGTCGACAAGCGCGACCGGAAGTGCCTCGACTGCGGTGGCTCGGGCAGGGTGCCGTTTACGCAAGAACCGTGAAGCGGTAGAATGAACGCCCCGGCGCGGCGAGGACCGCGGGGGCCATGCCGGCACGACCGGCAGAAAGGGACCGAGAAATGACGACTCCGATCGACCGACTCGAACATCTCGCCGCGCAGCGAACCGCGCGGACCGACCGACTGCATGAGGCCACGTGTGCTCTGCTCACCGTGCTGGAGAAGCACGTGGAACGCGGCGCATCCGTGCGCGTCGAGGGCCACGCGCTTCAACGCGTCAGGATCCGCAGCAACGTCGGCTACTCCGATCTGTGGGCATTCGGGGACGACGACCGGAGCTGCTACCTGGACCGCGCCATCGGCGAGGACAGCTACCTCCACGGCGATTTCAACTGCCAGATCAATGGCCCGGACCGTGGCGACCTGCTCGCGTTCGCCACGCGCGCGCCGCGCTTCGTGGCGGCGTTCATCGAGCGCGAGGAGAAGACCGCCGTCGCGATGGACAACGCGGAGAAGCAGCTTGCCGTCGCGTCCGACGCGCTCAGGGGCGCGTCGTGAGCGAATACTTTTTCGGGCTCGGCCGGGGCCGCGTTTCCGACGATCGCATCAAGGCGCTGGACGAGATCGGCGCGGAGTACGGCGCCGTGTTCTGCAACCCCAGCCTCCCGGGCGATGGCCCACGCTACTGGTTCGCGGGCCCGAATCAAGGCCATCCGTTCGATCAAGCGATGGCCAAGGCTGTGATCGGCGCCGCAGAAGCGGCGGGGCTCTGGCCGCCCACACGCGCAAACAAAAAATAGACGTAGCCCAGAAACGACGAAAGCCCGCCGACCACGAAGGCCAGCGGGCGAGAAGCGGGGGCGGGAACAGTCAGAACGACGTGGCAGTCACCTGGAACGTGGCCTCGTCAATGGCGACGACGGTGCCGGACGCCACCCACTTGACGTGCCACGCGCCCGCCGCATCTGGCGTGACGTCGTAGTGATACGCCCCCGCACTGTCCTTGACCATGTTGCTGGCCCCGTAGGTCCACGATTCGACCGTCCCGCCAGGCGCCTTGATCTGAACCACCACCGTCGTCGGGTCCGCTGCGCCAACCGAGTCCGCGAACGTGCACGAGGACCGCACGCGGCTACCGAGCTTGACGCTTAGGGACATATTAGCTCACGGCAGACAGGGACGAGGTTGCGCGGCCGACTTGGGAGAGCGAGGCGTGTGCGGAGCCGATGGCGGACGTGTG